CCTGGACCAAAACCTGGACCCTAGAACCGGACATCCACGTGTCAAGTGTGGTATTACAAGACGGAGTCTTGTACATCGAACTCCAAACCAGCCCCAAGAGCACCACTCGTAAAATAGATATCCACTGAGGAGTCCACATGCTACCAGCTCAAACACACCCAGCCGAAACCCTCACCATCGATCCCGAGGGGTTGGAGATTGCCAACTGCTATTTACAGACTCAGAGTCTCTCCAAGGTAAGTGAGGAATTGGGGGTCAGTACCGAGCTGGTAGCTAGCCAACTAGCCCGCCGTGAGGTAAAGAGTTACATCGATCAGGTGTTTAAGGACGTGGGCTTCAACAACCGTTTCAAAATGCGCAAAGCAATGGACATGTTGATCTCCAAAAAGTTTCAAGAATTGGACGAGGCAGGAGTGGGGTCCTCAAAAGACATTGCAGATCTACTCGCTTTAAGCCACAAAATGACCATCGAACAGTTGGACCGTGAGATTGCCTTGGAAAAAGTTCGTGCCAGCAATATTAAGAGCCAGGTCAACGTACAAATCAATGACGGCGGTGCTGGCTCCAACTATGGAACCCTGTTAGAAAGGTTGTTGAAGCCCAATGCTTAAGATCAGCCGAGATAACATAGACTGTTACAACATCACCGACTATCCAGGCGATAGTCGGTTTATCAAGCTGCCCATAGTCAACTACTTGAAGTTGGCCACTGTGGGTGGTGTGCCCATCCACGACAACTTGAACCGTCCACAGATTGCTTTAATCAATGCTGTGAACTCACCCGACTACAGGTTCATCGTTGCTGCACTGAGCCGACGGCTGGGCAAGACGTTCATTGCAAACGTGATCGGGCAACTGGTGGTGTTAATCCCCGGCTGCAATGTATTGATCATGAGCCCCAACTATAACTTGTCCACCATCAGTTTCGAACTGCAGCGTGGGTTCATCAAGCAGTTTGACCTAGAGGTGACCAAAGACAATCACAAAGACAAGGTGATCGAATTAAGTAATGGTAGTACAATCCGTATGGGCTCGATTACCACTGTAGATTCAAGTGTTGGTCGTAGCTACAATCTAATCATATTCGACGAAGCTGCTTTAGGCGATGGTGGTGAAGAGGCCTTCAATGTGAGTTTGCGACCGACTCTGGACCGTCCGGGATCAAAGGCCATCTTTATTAGTACGCCACGCGGCAAGCACAACTGGTTTGCCAAGTTCTACGAACGTGGGTACAGCGATCTCTACCCTCAGTGGATTAGTCTGCAAGCCGACTACACCGAAAATGACCGCATGCTGGAGAGCGACGTCTCAGAGGCTCGCGCTAGTATGTCGAAAGCCGAGTTTGAGCAGGAATACATGGCGAGCTTCAACACTTTCGAGGGTCAGATCTACTCATTTACTAGTGACATGGTGGTAGAGTTCAATCACGTCGACGGTGTGGAGTATCTCGCAGGCATAGACCCCGGATACCGTGATCCTACAGCTTTAGTGGTGTTGGCCTATAATCCTGCAGACGACACTTTTCATGTGGTAGACGAGTACTTGAAAGCCGAAGCCACTACTGCCACTCATGCTGAGGCATTTCACAAGTTTATAGACCGCTGGGGAATAGAGTCCGGCATTTTTATTGACTCAGCCGCAGCACAGTTTGCAAGTGATCTGGCGTATGGTTATGATATCTCTACCATCAAAGCTAAAAAGCAGGTGTTGGAAGGCATTGCATATGTACAGACGTTGGTAGAGCAGGGACGTATCAAGGTGGCCCCACACTGTACACATACACTGGAAATGTTTGATCAATACCAGTGGGACAACCGCGAGACACTTACACGCGAAAAGCCAGTTCACAATAAAGTTAGTCACATAGCAGATGCATTGCGCTACGCAGTGTACACATACACAATATGAAAAGCGGAATTTATGTCTTAAAGTTCGACAGCGGCTACGCCTACATTGGCAAGAGCGTAGATATCTCCTCCCGATACAAGCAACACTTGAACTCGCTGCGTCGTGGCAATCATACATCTGAATTGCAAGCTCACTACAAAGTATGGGGAATTCCGCGCTGTGAGGTTTTAGAACTCTGTCACCCTGACCACCTAGACGTTTTAGAGCGTAGTTGGATAAGCCGTGGAGTCAACCTGTTGAATACAGTGTACCACGAACCACCACACCAAGACAGCTGGGTTCGTAGCCACAGCCACGTATTGCAGCACAGCACTGGGACGTTACTCAAAAACATGGTTGAAAGTGCTCGTGAGTTGAAGGACCTGCGTCGTCACGGTGTAGTGGCTCCTGGAGAACTAGACCGTTTGAGGGACTTGGAGCTGGAGGTGGCTTCACTACGAGCCTACAAATCTAGCAGCTGGTGGTACAAACTGTGGAACTGAAATTTTGTACCTCCCCAAAAAAGGTTTTGACAGGTCTTTGCCTACGTGCTATAATATCGGTAATTTAGAGTTGTAATACCAAAATTTTTTAACCAACCATGGCCAAAAACACAAACAAACGTATTCCTGTGAAATGGATACGTGATCGCGCAAAAAGTGCCTATGATAAAAAACACCATTGTTATATCTGTAACAGTGAAGAGGACTTGGAATTACATCACACCCATTCAGTAACACTGTTGTTAGAGCGTTGGATTGAAAAGACCGGCCGTGATTTTTCGTCAGACGAGGCAGTATTAGCCAACCGTGACGAGTTTATCGAACACCACCACAAGGAAATATATGATGATGTGTACACACTGTGTAACCCTCACCATGTTGCCCTTCACGGAGTGTACGGTAAAGCACCGCCACTTTCCACTGCTGTCAAGCAGGGTTCCTGGATTGAAACTCAAAAAGCTAAGATGTTATTACCGCGGGAACAAAAGCCTGTGGTGACCGGACTCTTTAGTGAATTTTATTGAGGAACACCATGAACATCATCAAGGATTTTAGGGGTTGGTTGGTTGAAAAACTGAACCCAGCTCAAGGCATCATCAGCCGTGACGAGGGCACCTCAGTCGACACCAACGCCACAATCAGCTATTTACAGGCGTTTAACAGGTTGGAAAGTGTTAACCGCGGCGTCAATATGATTGTGAGCGCGTGCAGTAGTTTAGACTACGACGTAAAAGAAAGTAAAGCCGACTCAGTAGTAGGTGGCCTTCGACAAAAGAGCTTAGTCAAGCTGTTGAACTTTACGCCAAACCCCTATCAGAGCGCACAAGAATTTCGCATAAATATGTTCACAGACTTCTTGTTGGAAGGCAACATATTTATCTACTGGGATGGTGCTCACATGTATCACCTGCCAGCTAGCAACGTACAGATTGAAACAGACCCTAAAACTTATGTAAAGGGCTATACTTACAACTCAGAGGTACGTTTCCGTCCCGACGAAGTGTTTCACATCAAAGACCTGAGCAGTCACACTATCTATCGCGGCACTAGCAGGTTGGCGTCAGCTGACCGCAATATCAAGATACTGTACAAGATGCAGACCTTTCAAGAACAGTTCTTTGATAACGGAGCTGTGATGGGGCTCATCTTGACCAGTGACAATACTCTATCACAACAAGCCAAAGAACGAACTATCCAAAACTGGAGAACTCAGTACTCACCCAAAAACGGTGCTCGGCGTCCCATGATACTGGATTCAGGCCTGAAGCCTTGGGGTGAGTTTGCAGACACGTTCAAAGACATGGATTTTGATGTCTCAATCAAAACTCATGACACCAAGATATTGAAGAGCTTGGGGGTTCCACCAATCTTGTTAGACGGTGGCAACAATGCAAACATTGCACCCAATTTGAGGCTGTTTTACTTAGAAACTGTGTTACCTATCGTAAATCGATATGTTAGTGCAGTAGAAAGATTTTTTGGATACGATGTAGAAGCAGTAACTGCAACCGTATCAGCATTGCAGCCTGAATTAAAAGACGTGGCTGCTTACTATGCCTCTCTGGTCAACGGTGGAGTAATCTCTCCAAACGAGGCCCGAAAGGAACTACGCTATGACGACAAGTCAGGTCATGATGACCTGAGGGTACCAGCAAACATTGCTGGTAGTGCTGCAAATCCCAGCGTAGGCGGAGCGCCCAAAAAGCCTCCACAAGAACCAAGGTAAGGAGCCTATGAAAGATAAAGTACTACATTTAAATAGTGCTTTTTCCATAAAAGATGCAACTGACAATCCTGGTCAAATCTACATCGAAGGGTATGCAAGTACCACAGACGTAGATCGCCAGGGAGATGTTGTTCCCAGTTCAGTCTGGGAAAAAGGCATGACTAACTACCTTAAAAATCCTATTATCTTAGCCTACCACGATCACAGCAATCCGATCGGACGTATGACTGAGCATAAAACGGATGGCAAGGGGTTATGGATAAAAGCAAGAATTTCAACAGCTGCCAAGCAGTTCCAACTTATCAAAGACGGAATTCTTACAGCTTTTTCTATCGGCTTCAGGGTGTTGGACGCTGAGTACAACTCAGCCGCTGAAGTGTTTTTAATCAAGGAATTGGAACTGGTAGAAATTTCTGTCGTTTCAGTACCTGCAAATCAAAACACTGTTTTTGATTTAAGTAAAGCATTTGATAGTGCTGACGATTACAAGCGTTACAAAGAGCAATTTGCAACTCAAGACCAATCAGCTAAAGGGCTAGAAAAGGTAACAGAGTCAGATCGCGACATTAAAAAGGAATGGAATATGAATCCAGAAGAAATCAAGCAAATGCTTGCCCAAGCTGCTCGTGAAGCTGCCGAACAAGCTACCGTGGCCCTAGAAGCCCGTCAAAAAGCTCTGGCAGATGCCAAAGCACAAGAAACAGCCCGTCAGGCTGAAATCAATGGCATCGTTAAGGCTGCTGTAGAAGCTCAGATCCAAGTTGGTCAGAGCGGCACAGAAAAGCTATTAGCCGAAGTTGAAAAGCGTTTTGAGACTGAGCGTGCTGCTCAAAAGAGCGCTCTAGAAGGTCTAGAAGCTGTTCTAAAGGAAAAGGCCGATGAGTTGAAGGCTCTACAGACTTCAAAGATGGCTTTTGGCGACAAGTCAAAGGGCGACAGCACCTCCTACAAGGAGCGTGAAATGGCCGTGTTGCTGAGCAAGGTAACTGGCAAGTCTCTTGAGTCTACACGTTATGGTAAGATGGTAGTTGAAAAGGCCGGTGGTCACCTTGGTGGTGGCAGCAATACAACTGGTATTATCACTGCTCCTGCTTCTCTATGGGAAACTGAAGTTTCTACAACCATGGAAGACGAAGTACGTCGCCGTTTAGTGATGGCTCCACTGCTTCGCAACGTTGCAATGCAGACCAATGTGATGAGAATGCCTCTAAACCCAGAAGCTGGCAAGGCCACTTGGGTTATCAACAGTGACTTTGGTAATAGTAACAACAACAGTTCTGGTAGCACAGACACTCATGTGTTAAAAGAAATCACTCTAAACGCCTTCAAGGTTGCCACACGTGAATACATGGCTCTTGAAGAAGAAGAGGATTCAATCCTAGTGTTACTACCTATCGTTCGTGATGCTATGCTACGCCGTGTTGCACGTGCTGTAGATGCAGCCATGATCAACGGTGCTGGTAGCGGCAGCGACCCAGTCAAGGGTATTTCAATGTACGACACAGCAAGTGCTGTTCAAATCGACAGCGCGAACGCTGTAACTGTCGCCAAGATGAGAGCCCTTCGCAAGGACTTGGGAGCTTGGGGTCTAGAGCCTAGTGAGTTGGTTTATGTAGTTAACACAGAAACATACTACAACCTATTGGACGACACCACATTCCAGACAATGGACAAGGTCGGTGATCGTGCTACTCTACTAACTGGTCAGATTGGTAGTATTGCCAACACACCAGTGGTTGTAAGTGGCGAGTTCCCAGCAATCGCTGAAGCAGCCGACGGCGCAAGTACTAACATTGCAGCCTTCTGCTTTGCACCTGCCAACTTCTTGGTAGGCAACCAGCGTGGTCTACGTGTTGACACAGACACACTAACAGAGCGTCAGAGCCGTGTACTAGTGGCTTCACTACGTACTGGTCTAACTCAGCTGACAACTAACCTAGGACCTGCAGTAAGCACCCTACGTTACGTCAACGGAGCGACCTGATATTAATAAAACTGGGGACTTTTTAGTCCCCGGTTTTTCCAAAGGGCTGTGTCAGTCTTTTGGAAAAACTAAAAGGAGTGTGTAATGGGTGCAAACTTAATAACCTTACAAGAATACAAAGCTTATGAAGGTATCACCAGTACCACCCAAGATGTAGAGATCGCAACAATCATCCCCAAAGTCTCAGAGTTTGTTAAGAACATTTGCCGTCGCACTTTTGTGGACTGGGTTGGTGATGCCAAGACTGAGGTACTGAACGGCGGAACTTGTTTGTTATTGGGCGAAGCTCCTATTATAACTATCTCCAGTATCGAAAAGAGTGAGAACTATGGTCAGAGTTATACTGACTTGATAGAGTTCACAGACTGGGTACTGGACAGTCAAAACCAGCAGATATTGCCCATTAACAGAGCTGAGTTTCTCTACTTGATCAACGGCTATCGCGTCACCTACACAGCTGGGTATCAAAGTATCCCAGAAGACTTGAAGTTAGCAGTATTGGACTTGGTTACCTACTACATGAAAAATCAGGGTGCTGTACAGAGTCAGATTGCGGTTACCACAGGAAATGCTCAGGTTCAGTATTTAACACAGAGCAACCTGCCTGGGCATATCAAACGGGTACTTGACCTCTACGTATTGAACTATAACTGATATGAGTATTGCAGAGTTTAGTGCGACTATTAAGTCACAAGCATATAGAGACTGGTTTCAAAGAATATCTACAGAAGTTATATTAAAAACCGGTGTATCAGAACTTAGAGAGTCCGAACAAGTAGCAAGTAAAACTTCTTTTTATATAACAGAAAATACAATTAAAGAAGTTATTAGTGCCTTATCAGGAGCACAAGCAGACCCCTCGGATGTAGAAAAAGTTTTTCAGAATTTAAAAACTTTAAGATATAACAGAAACAAAAAAGCAATAGAAAAAGATAAACCATTTACAGACGGAAAAACTTTATACTATCCCAGAGTTAGTTTCGATACTATTGGTACTATCTTAGAACAAGGATTTAAAGAAGTACTTACTAAAGCTAGAGAAAAGAATCCCAAAGTAAGTATCTTTGATTACTTTGATAGAGGCCACGTATTTGGCATATTTCCTAAAAAAGTACAAGATATACGTGACCGTTTGGCTTTAAACACAACAATGGACCCTAAGTCCAGAGATTTATTATTAGGAATTTTGACCGATTTCTATAAAGAATTGGAAAAGCAGGACTTAGAAACCTCTAACTTAAAAGATGAAACTTACGATCTTTATAGTAGGTACAAAAAGAAAAAAGACAGATACGTAGTTGAACTCCAGTTAAAGAATGTTAATCAAGAAGCAGGTAGAGCACAGGGTTTATTGTCTAGAGCAATTCGTAAATTTTTTAATCCTGGATCTTTGCCTGTAAATAAAACTGGATTAAACTTTACTGCTGGCTCAGGTGAGCAGTTTTTAAAGAAGTTAATTGAAGGTAGGGGCTCGCCCTCTCTGTTAGACCTTGTACAAGAATTTGTAACTGACCCTCTAAAGGGAGTTGTTACAAAAGATAAAGAATTTGTGATACCTTTTACCAAGATTAATAGTTCAACCATAAAAGTAAATACCGATAAGCAGCGAAAAGCTATCAAAAAAGAAAAACAAAATGTAAAAAAACTAATTAGTAGCGTTAAATCTGTTGTACCGTATAAAAAATTAGAAATGTCTACAACTAGTTTAGCGACTCTGATGATGCAGATCAATAGCAGTCTGCACGATCAGTTGAAGAAAAACATGGGCACCGGTAATCGTAGAGATGTATTGAATTACCGCTCAGGCAGGTTTGCCAGTTCCGCAAAAGTAGAACGGCTTAGCGAAAGCCGTCAAGGCATGGTAACCGCGTTTTACAGTTATATGAAAAATCCCTATGCGACTTTCAGCCGCGGCGGACGTCAGGATAGACCCTACACCCGCGATCCAAAATTGTTGATTTCCAAAAGTATCCGTGAACTTGCAGGCGCTCAAGTAGCCAACCGAATGAGGGCAGTATTAGTATGAGTAGAAAATCGATAGTTACAGCTCTTGCAGACAAGTTCAAGCTCATCAACGGTGCCGCACCCTACCAGATAAACATATTCGACAACAGTTATCCCTATCTCAAGTTCTGGGATGAGGTCACAGACTTTCCTTGCATCTACCTTACACCCGGTTCAGAGGTTCGTGAGTACCTACCTGGAGAGTTTAAATGGGGATTCTTGTCAGTCTCCCTCAAACTGTACTGCAAAGGCGATGACAGTCAAGATCAGCTGGAAAAACTTTTAGAAGACGTTGAACGTTGCGTGGATCTTAACCGTCAGTTGGTTTATGAAGACACAAACTCTACTACAGAGATCCTAATCACTAGTATAACCACAGACGAGGGTTTGCTAGCTCCGTATGCAGTCGGAGAAATAAATCTACAGGTCAGATATCAGGTCATGTAGAATCCGTGCATAACACACCAAACACAGATAAAGGTCTAGTAGAGGTGTGGTAAGTACACAGCCTAAAAGGAAATAATTATGGCATTAAATTTAGTACGTAATAGCCGAGTTTTCTTTACTACAAACGTCAATAATGACGGAATAGTGATTAAAACAGGCATCACCACCTCTAATACTTTTGAAATTCAGGTATTGGACGGTTTCACATTTTCTCAAAATACAGCCTCAGAGGTTGTTACTTTAAATGAGGCAGGTGCTACACCTGCTCGCGGACAGCGCAGCTTTGCAACAGCTCTAGATCCTGTAGATTTCTCTTTTAGTACCTACATTCGCCCCAAGTTTGTAGAACTTGGTGCCAATGACGAAGTTCAAGCTGAAGAGCAATACTTGTGGAACGCCTTTACAGGCACAGCTGCTATCGGTCAAGTCGGTGCAGGTTGGGTAGCTACAGCTAGCGCAACTCCTGTTAGCACAGTATCTTGGGCCAACTCAAACACACACCAACTACAAAAGTTTGGCATGTTGATTTGGGTTGACAATGTATTATTTACCATTGATAACTGCGCTCTAGATCAAGCTACTATTGACTTTGGTCTGGATGGTATTGCTACTATTGCTTGGACAGGCAGAGGTACAAAGTTAAGTATTTTTGAAGGTACAACTCTAACAGGTAACACATTTGCTGGTACTGATACTTTTTCTGGTACCGCCAGAGCCAAAGATACAACCGCTAAATACCTAGCCAACAAGTTAAGCACTTGCGTAATGGTAAAAGGGATTGATGGATCAGGTACAACATCACACACTATCCCAGTTACTGGCGGTAGTATTACATTTGCAAACAACCTAACATACTTGACACCTGCTAATTTAGGCGTGGTAAATGAACCTGTTACCTACTTTACAGGTACACGTGCTATTAGTGGCAGTATTAGTGCTTACCTAAGAACTGGCGAAAGTAACTCTAGCTCTGATATTTTGAGCGATATTTTGGCCAACTCTGTTACAAGCCAAGCCCAAGCATACGAACTTACGCTTAACATTGGTGGAGGTGCTGGAGCCGGCACTCGCGTAGAAGTAAATCTACCTGCAGCAGTATTACAGGTCCCGTCAATCAATGCAGAGCAGGTTGTTTCTACAACAATCAATTTTGTGGCTCACGCCTATAATGGCACAGCATACGATATTACAGGTACAAACGAGGCAACTCTAAAGTACTACGCAGTAGTTTAATATTCATAGTAGGGCAGAAGTATCTGCCCTACTTTTTAACAACAAGGACATTTCATGACAGAAAACGCAAGCGGCTCTCAAGTAAACCTATCACTAAAGAGTCTTCTAGTACCCAGTAAGACAGTTGAGGTTGATTTTCCTGGATTTACAGAATTTAAAGTTAAATTAAGCTTTCTCAGCCGCGAGACCCTTGTCTCGATACGGAAAAAAGCCACAAAAACAACTTTTAAAAATCGACAACCAACAGAAGAACTTAATGACGAATTGTTTTTACAACTTTACGTACAAGCAGCGGTCAAAGGTTGGTCTGGCTTTAAATTAAGCTATCTGGAACAACTAGCGCCAGTAGATCTTGAAGGTCAAGACATGAACAGTGAGCTGGCATTCACAGAAGAAAATGCGCTTTTCTTAATGAAAAACAGTAGTAATTTTGATGCCTGGGTTTCGGAACAAGTAACCGAACTGGGAAACTTTCAGAGCAGCAGTACAAAGAAGTAGTAGATAGTTTAAAAAACTATTTAGAAAATTCAAAAGTGGGCATGACAAGAGATCAATACCTTGAAATGTGCGAAATGATGAACAGTGCCCCCAAGGATTCAGAAATACCACTAGAATTTTCAGATCTTGTATTGGAAGCTCAAGAAGTATTACAGATCTACAATATACTGCAAGATCAATGGGACTACATGGGCGGCAACTATATAGGTAAAAATTATACTTATATTGATGCAGTCTTCCAGATCTACAATGTAGATCTGGAGTTGAGAAAAACGTACCTTGAGTTATTGGTAGTAATAGATAACACACGCCAAAAGCAGATCCAAGACAGTAAGCCAAAAGACAACAAAGCCCGCTAAATGCGGGCTTTTTTGTTTGCCAAGAAAAAATTACTGCTTGACAAAGTACCCCAGCAGTGGTATAATTTGTAGGTCTTGAGTATAGAACGCTCAAATTTTTTATTGCCAGGAGAATTTATGGCAGATAATAGCAGTACATTTACCCTCCGAGTTAAAACAGAGGGCATGCAAGAGGCCAAGCAGGACTCTCAAGCCATCAGAAATAATCTAGAAGGTGCCCAAAAAGCAGCTTCTGGCACAGCTTCGTCCAAAAGAATGGCCAGTAGTGCTGCCGCACAGCCAACGGGCAAGGCAGGAGCGTCTGCTGGAGTTTTTACTGGCCAAGAGGTAGAAAACTACAATCGGGCCCGTGGTGCAGCTGGTGCAGCTGGCGGTACTGCTCGTGACTTTGCAGACCAAGCCCGTGGGCTTGGTGGATTGGTGCGTCTGTACGCAACTGTTGCAGCTAATGCATTTGCTGCCGCGGCAGCTTTTGGTGCTTTAAGCCGAGCTATGGATACCAGCAACATGGTCAAAGGATTGGACCAGCTCGGTGCAGCCAGTGGTGTAGCTCTGGGCAATTTGAGCAAGAGACTGTTCTTAGCCACAGATGGTGCAGTCAGTCTACGTGAAGCTATGGAAGCCACAGCTAAAGCTACTGGAGCAGGTCTTAGTACTGACCAGATCCTAAAATTGGGCGAAGTGGCAAAGAAAGCCTCACAGACCCTAGGCGTAAACATGACAGACGCGTTGAGTCGGTTAAGTCGCGGTATTACAAAATTAGAGCCTGAACTATTAGACGAACTGGGCATTTTCGTAAAGATTGACGATGCCGCATCAAAGTACGCTCTTAGCGTTGGCAAGAGCACTAGTGCCCTAACAGATTTTGAACGTCGTCAGGCTTTTGCGAATGCTGTGTTGGATCAGGGCAATAAAAAGTTCGGTGAAATAAATATTGACATCAATCCCTACACAAAACTAGCAGCCACTTTTCAAAACCTAACACAAACCATCCTTGAGTTTATAAACAAGGGGTTAGCTCCTGTAGCACAAATATTTGCTGATAACTCTGTGTTGCTTGGCGCGGCTTTTGCTTTTATAGCTACCAAAGTTTTAAAAATGGCTATTCCCGCATTGGGCGAGTGGCAAAGCCAACTGGTAAAAACTGCGCAAACCGCAAAAGAAAAAGCGCAAGCAATAAATACTGCATTCGGTGAGGCTTGGGTAGATCGTTGGGAAACTCGGTTAAAACTTCCCGAACTTAGAGCAGGTGTTAAAGTTGCCACAGATGAATTAAAAAAAGTTGCACTACCTGCTGATGCTAGTAAAAATGTACAAGCAGGATACCAAACGTTATTACGCGGCGAGGAGCTTTCTAAGACTCAGTTAACTGCAACAACTCGTGCAATGAGTATCAAGAAGAAAGAGTTAGAAGCTCTTGGGGACGCACAAGACAAACAAAGCAAGAAACAAAAATTAGCTTTAGAAAGAGAAATTAGTAGCTTAGAAAGAATCATAGCTCTTAATAAACAAAGACAGGCATTAAGCTTAGCAGAAGGCAAAATAGAAACAGCAGCTGGAGCACAGCCGGGCATTCTAAGTGGAGAAGCTGCTAGAAATAGAATAGCAAAAGGAGCATCCACTACCGCTATAGCCCTTGCAGAATTGGCAGCAATACCAAGCCAAACCATGGAAAAAGGCTTTATGGATGCCATGAAAAACATGAAGGCCAATCTTGAAAAGCAGGGAGTTGGGTTTGTCAAACGTTGGTCTACCTTGGCAGTTGGAGCTCTTGCCAGTGCTACTGCTGCCATAGGAACATTTGTAGCCTCCATTACAATGTGGATTGGTGTATTTATGGCTGTTGGTTTCGCTATCTATGGGGCATTAAAGTATTTTAGTGCTACTAAGAAAGAAAGTGAACTAACAGCGGAAGCAATAACCAGATTAGAAGACGCATCAAAGAGTGCGGCACTTACCTTGGAAAAGTTGTCGATGTCTAAAGATCCGTTGGAGTCTTTGAGCGTTCAGACAATCCAGGCCAGAGCAAACGCACTAAAAGAGTTGGGAGACAGTGCAGCACTAGCAGTTAAGAGAGCCTTTGATGAAATATCAAAGATGAATGCGGGTGACAAGCTTTTAAACTTTGTTTCCAAATTATGGAGCGGAGACGTACAAACAAAACTTTCCGAAGGCCTGGCCGACAGCATTAAAAACTCTTTTAGACTAGCAGAAGATACAAAACTTACTCAAGAAGCTAAAAAATCGATAGAGGCCATACTTGGTACATCTGTTCAAAGTGCTAACTTGGAACAGGTAATTAAAAAGGTCGCCGCTAGTGGAGATGATGGAAAATTAAAAGAAATAGTAAAAATTATTGAAAACATGGGAAATGCAGCAGCTGTAAGTGCTGCAAAAGGTACAGAACTAAAAGAAAGTTTTGCAAAAGTTACCACAGGTATTCAGGAATTTAATAAGAGTATACTACCAACCGATAGCCTTTCAAAGATAGCTCAAGACAGTGCTGTAGCAGCCCAAAAGTTGGGCGTGGCCTTAGCCGATCCAGTGCAAGCCTTAACAGCAATGAAAGACATTTCTGGCAACATAGATATGTTGAGTATCTTTCCTGCTGATGTTGCTAAAACTTTGATGAGCTATAATACTGAATTAACAAACATAGTTCAAAGAACAGCAGATGCCAAAAAAGCTACAGAAGCTTACGACAAACAGATAATAGAACTAAGCAAAGATATAAAAACACTTGGTCAAAACTACCAACCAGGAAGTGAAACAGAAGCAAGAGTTAATGAAATAAAGAGACAAATTGAAGAATTAGAAGGCAAAAAAGTACAGCTACGGGTTGAAATACAAACTGATACTGGTGCTATAAGAGGTGTTTTTGATCAGGCAGTAAGAGCCAGTTTAATTACTTCAGCAGATATGATGGCTGCAAGATTAGCGGCTGAAATAAGTAAAGCACAAACTGTTGTAAAAGGTGCGTTGGCTGGCTTACTAGGAGATACTGTAGGTGGTATTAGACAAAGAGCAGAAATAGAAAAAGAAGGAATCCGTGCAAGCATGGAGGTAACCCGTCAAAGTTTCAATTTAGCTAACAAAATGGAAGAGCTAAAGATTGAAATGGAGCGTAAGAGACTTCAAGATGAAAAGCTATTCCTTGAAACCAAAAAAGTACAGTTTGGCATATCAGAAGAAGAAGAAACTAAATTAAAGAATATCGGCAGCAGACTCCTAAACTTAGACAGACAGGAAAACATAGTAAAAGGCAGGGGATCACAAAGTTCCCAACAATTGGCCAGACAAGGAGCTGATGCAGATGTAATAGCCTTACAACAACGTTTTGAAGGTTTCAGAACAAGTTTAGCAGGTGCAGCTGCAAGTACAAAAGCAATCGATATAAAAGCAGAGTACGAAGTAAGAAGAAAAGTTTTTGAATTAAACCAAAAAGATTTTCAACTACAAGTAGACGCCGCAAACAAACAAAAAGATATAGCCTCTATAGTTAGTGGTATTTATGGTATTGAAAATCAAAGTGCTCTAAACGCAAAGATACAAGCCGAAAACACTGCCCAACAACTAACCGATGAAAAAACTAGAAGAGCTTTAGTAGAAGCGACAGATGAAAAAGCCGATCTATATGTAAGAGCATTAAATGAGGCTTCCAAAGCAAAGGGCAAACTAACCAAGCAACAAGAAAAAGAATTAGAAAATTTTAAGTTAGCACTAATAGAATCCGGCAGAGAAGTAGACAGATTTGACGAGGGATTAAAACTTCGCACTGAGCTCAAAAAAGTCAATGATGATATTCAAAAACAACAAAGCAAATCTGCAGGACTTGAAAAGGAAGCAGAATTTCAACAAACAAGCTTAAAAAATGCCGAAGAATTGGCAAAAATCTCCATTGACAGTAAGAAACAAGAATTTGATGCTCTTGTTGCCGCAGGTAGACTTAGTGAAGAATATGCTGCTAATAGATTGGCTGATATTGCAGCTGAAACTCAAGCATTGGCTGTTCAATCACAACTAAGAGAGGCAGCCGCAGTACGTGATGCAGCTCTGAGAGCAGCATTAAGTAAAGCTGCACAGGCAGAAATTGCTGGTGAAGATCAGGAGTCAATTACTGCCATTCGAGTTGCTGAAGAAACCCGAGCTATAGAAGCATACAACGCTAAAAAAGTAGCAATAGATGCAGCAAATAGGTCTGCAACTCGAGCTATTGAAATTACAAAACAGCAGAGCCTAGAAACAGCCAAACAAAACGAAGAACTCAAAAAGCAAGCAGAGATCCTAGGACTTTTCGAAGGCATTGCAGACACTCTAGGACAAGCATTTGGTAAGGCCGGTGAAGTGTTGGGTAAGTTTGTGGGTACTATTAGTCAAATAATTGACAACCAAGAAACCTACAACAAAAAACGCGCTGAGCAATCTAGAATTATTGATGAAGTAGCCGAAAAAGAAAAATCTGGTTATCTAAGTGCTGATGACGTCGCCAAGATGAATCAGGCAACTAAAACTCGTAATGACTTGGACAAGAAAAACGCCAAAGACGAACTAACTAACAACGCAAAAATTTTGGGCAGCGCTAAAACCTTATTCAAAGAAAAAACAGCTGCTTATAAGATACTTTCAGGCATGGAAAAAGCTATGCACATTGCCAGATTGGTAATGGATGCCAAAGAACTTGCTTCAAATTTTGCCAAAACTGGTGTATCTTTAGTAGAGTCTGGTAAAAGAATGTTTGCCTATGGACAAGAAGCTATTACATCAGCACTTAGGCTACCACCTCCTGCAGGTTTTATAGCCGGAGCAGCAATGGCAGCTATTGTTGCCAGTATAATTGGTAAAACTATCGGTGGCAGCGTGTCAGCACCCGCACCTGGAAGCTCATCAGCCGATCGCCAAGAAACCCAAGGAACTGGAATGGCTTGGAGAGAGGGCCAAAAAGTTGAAACTGGTGGCGGAGTGTTTGGGGATTCAGAGGCCAAGAGTAACTCTATAAGAGATTCCTTGGAAATGATCAAGGACAACTCTGTAGACGGCTTGAGCTATAATAACGAAATGGTGAACCTACTCACTAGTATTGATAAAAATATTGGCAAAGCTGCTGTAGGATTATTTGGTGTAAAAGGGCTACGAGCAAATACCGCGTTTGGCACTGTTGAAGGCACTAAGAGTGGTGGCGGTCTATTTGGCACCGGACTGTTTGCCAGTAAAACAACTAGTCAAATCACAGACAGTGGTATTTTAGTCAAAGGTACTTTTAGACAGTTAGCTGGTGAAATAGACGGTGCAGTTGTTCAATTGTACGAAGACGTAACTAAAACCAAGAAAACTTGGTACGGAAGAACTAAATCTTGGACTGAGAGAAGCACTACAGAAATGCCACAGGCATTACAGTATATAAATGACATATTTTCTCAAAGCACTGAACTATTTATCAACTTAGGATCTAAATTAGATATGGGATCCGAACAGATCTATGCTGCATTAGACAATATGGGTTCAATAGATTTTGAAGGCTCTCTGCGCGGTTTAAAGGGTGAAGATTTTGAAAATGAACTTCAGGCATTAATAAGCACACAATTGGGCAATGCTTCTAGGGCTATTTTTGGTACCCTAGTCGACGAGTTTAAGCAGTTTGGTGAAGATGCATTACAAACAGTTATTAGAGTACTTGATCAGACTGAAAAAGTCAACCAAGTACTTAAAAATCTCAACGTAGCAGCTCCAACAGACAGATTACAAAATATCAGATTCGCTGATACTTTGGTAGAATTATCTGGTGGCATAGAAGAGTTTGTAAGCCAAAACAAGTTCTTTACTGAAAACTTTTTAACTGATGCTGAAAGACTAGCACCAATACAAAAAGCAGTAACAGAAGAACTTGGTCGTTTGAACCTGAGTTTTGTCGATACCAGAGAAGAGTTCAAAGCCCAAGTAATAGCGGCTTTAGCATTAGGTGATGCGGGTGCTGAACTATACACCGCACTGATGAGGTTAGCCCCAGGCTTTGCAGAAGTTACAAAAGAAGCCAAAGCTGCAACTGCTGAATTATCTGCCGAAGACCTAGTGGCTAAAATCAATCAAACCAGAGTTAAAGCCCTGCAAATTCAAGCTCAGATTTCCGGAAGAGAAGCAGACGCTTTAGCGGTAGTAACCCTACAACGTGAATTAGAATTAGCTGAACTAGATAAGTATCCAGAAGTTCAAAGAAACATCCTAAAGAACAATCAAAATTATATTTATGCTCTTGAAGATGAACTGGCGGCAAAAGAAAAGCTGGTAAAAAGAAGAGATCTATTAAAGAATACAATAAATACATTAACAAAGTCAATAGAAACACTGGCTGCTTATAAAAATACTTTGTTATTGGGTGACACTTCGGTGTTGTTGCCCGTAGACAAGTATCAACAAGCCAAAACACAGTTTGAAGATTTATTGACTACTATCAATAAAACACCAGGCACTGAAGCTGAAAAATCTGCACAACTAGAGGCAGTGAATAAGTTACCACAAGTTGCTGATTCCTTCCTACAGGCCTCGAGAATTATTAATGCTAGTAGTGGCCAGTATACAAGTGATTTCAAAAGTGTTACAGATGCTTTAGATCAAACTAGCGGTGTACTAACGGGTCAAAAAACCGACGCTGAACTGCAGTTAGAAGCAATAAAAGAGCAAGCAATAATATTAGATAATATAGCAGAAAGCTCAGCTACTACTGCTGATTTAATAGAAAAGTACTTAAATGCTGTAAATGTACGTAATGAGACCGGAAGTACACTAGGACCACCTAGCCCAACCGGTACCAATACTACTCCTTTAGATACTTCAGTAGCCAACGCTTTAACTGCTTTGGCAACAGAGTTTAAGAACTTTAAGGAGTCCATGATGGGTGCTGAAGGTTTTCCAAGTATCAAAACTGCTTTAACTGGAACAGGCGGAGTTAAAGACGCTCTAACTGGAACAGGCGGAGTTAAAGACGCTCTAACTGGAACAGGCGGAGTTAAAGACGCCCTAACTGGAACAGGCGGAGTTAAAGACGCCCTAACTGGAACAGGCGGAGTTAAAGACGCCCTAACTGGAACAAACGGAGTTGTAGCCGCAGTAACAGATGTTAGTAAAGAAATAAAAATTACTAGAAATGCCGATGTTGCTCAAACAAGTGCCCTTGTAGATACAATTGCTACTAGTTCTCAGTCAGTTGCAACCGCAGTTGTAGACACAGCCAACAACACTACTAGTTACCAAGACTATAGTACTAGAACACAAGTAATAATTGGTAGGTATGGGTTGGATAAGTATGTTATAAACCAACCATAGTTTTATATAACAACAAGGAGAAAAAATGCCGTATAGTCAAAATTGGTTGGAAGATCCATCTGCAACGAGAGTAATCCTTGTAGTTGCTACAATTTATAAAGTTAAAGCACCTGGCATAGGAGACGTAAATCTCTATTTTTCAACAGGTGGGTATAATACTACCGATGGTCTTGCGGTATTTACTCCTGTGATTGCCAATCGTTTAACCCTTTCAGAGTCGCTGTCGAAAGACGGTGGCTCTGTTGGGATGACTTTTGGTGATATTGAAATTCATAATTTAAATGGCGAATTAGATATATATCTGGATCCAACAGAATACATATGGAGCAATCGACCTATTAAAATATACTATGGAGATCCAGGCTGGACCTCTACTTTGCCTAATTTATCCACAGAGTTCTTGACCATATTTGATGGTATAATGGATGATATAGACAGTAGATTGATCAGAGCTGTCAACATAAAAGTACGAGATAAGCTGGAACGGCTAAATGCTCCGGTAATTGAAAATAAGATTGGAACATACGGAACTTGGGCAGGCGGTCAAAAAAATCAAGACCAACTTAGACCAATCATATTTGGAGAAGTGTTTAATATTACTCCAGTTTTAATCGATCCTCGAAATTTGGAGTATATGGTAAATACCAGTGTTCCAGATCAAGTAGTAGGGATTGCCACAAATGGTGCCTGTGAAAATATCATAGAAATAAGAGATAATGGTGTTCCTATATACGGAACAGTAAATGCTACCAGTATAATTAGGGGTTCAAAGTACACGATTAAAACTCTGGGAACTACAAATTTTGTAAACATAGGTGCCAGTTCTAACACTGTGGGAGTGGAATTTACAGCTACAGGTACAGGTACTGGTAGCGGTACTGCTACTATTGCTGGCGCATATGTTGATCTTGCCACAGGAACTTTTAAATTACGAGCACCTCCAGTAGGTACTATTACTGCTAGTGTTCAGGGTATTCAAAAATCAACAAACCTGTCCTCTGGCGCAGCACAGACTACATATGTAAATACTGTTGCAAATTTAATAGCTACCATAGTAACACAGTTTGGAAAAAGTAGTACTAGATTAGGTGCGTCGGATGTAGATTGGACAAACTTTAATACTTTTAATACTACCAATGGGGCTCAGGAAGTAGGGGTTTATTTGGGCGGTACAGAAAACGTACTAGTAACATGTCAACAAATAGCCAGTAGTATCGCTAGTCAAATAGTAATGTCTAGGTTGGGTAAGTTGCAGATATATCAATTTGGAGCCACGTCTTCAACAGTTTTTACAGATGTTGGAGTAGATGACATGATATTTAATAGTTTAAGTATTTCAAATAGATATGCTGTGCAAGCTGCAGTAAAGTTAGCGTTTGCTAAAAATTGGACTGTACAAACAGACTTACTAACCAATATACCTTATGCAAATAAAGAAAATCTGGCAACTGAGTGGCTAACAGCAACAGGTAAAGACGAAACCGTAAAATCTAATTATAAACTAGATGTTGACCCGCTGCAAATAGATACAATGTTGATAAGCGATATAGATGCTTCTGCGGAGGCGTCTAGACTACTAAACTATTACAAAACTGTTAGAACATGCTATAAATTTACTGGAAAATCTAAATTATTGAGTTTGACTCTTGGCAGTACTGTAAATTTAAAACATCCAAGATTTAATCTCTCTGCTGGTAGGTTGGGTCAAGTTATATCACTAAATCCCGACTGGTTGTCTGGAAGAGTTGAAGTAGAGGTTATTATATAATGGCAGTAACTATCAATACAAGACAGTTGATGCTGGAAAGCAGCACTTTTAGAACAAATGTTTCTGACTGTGTTATTTCTGCCAGCGACAACCAATTTATAAGACTAGAATCAAGCGGTACTATTACTCCTGCGGCTATTACGTTAAATGCCATTGTATATAACATTGTTAATCCCGCATATATCTGGGAGTATAAAAATAATGCCAGTAGTCCCACAGATTGGACTGTAATATCTGGGGCTACATCTAGCAGCCTTTCAATTACTAGTACTCAGATTAATACCTACAAAGGCACAGACGGTACAGAAGTGATCTTTAGAGTCACCACTTCAGATAGTGTTAACACTGATATAAAACCAAGTTCTGCCGTACAAGTAATAGACTACTACGATGAGTTAAATGATGTAGTATCCATTATCAATAACAGCACAAATATTGTTTTAGCTTGCAATACTGCGGGAACTCCCAATTCGCTTACTAATACCGGTCTTAGTTTGCAAGTAACAATAAATGGTAAATACTTACCGTATTCTACAAGTGGGGCTAATAGTTGGAGTATAGGTACCCCCACTATTACGCCGAACAGTGTCACCTTAGGTACTGGCGGCCCATCGGGCGATAACCTTACATATACCTACAATAATATAACAGCAATTACCGCTGATGAGGTATTAGTGTCTTTTCCTATTACCATACGTAATAGTGCTGGAATTAACAGAACAGTAAGAAATACTGTACAAAAATTTATAAAGAATAGACCCGGGGCCCCCGGCCTTAGTGTTGTACTTACTAACGACAGCCATGCAGTACCTTCTAATACTGACGGGTCTAGCCCAATTCTAACAGGTAGTGGAACTGATATTTATGTCTATGATGGAGCCACTCAACTAACCTACGACGCAACAGGTATAGCAACAGGAACTTGGACAATATCAACAGGTATAGTAAGTAATGTAACACCTGGTACTTTTAGCGATCAGGGAGCGTTTGCTAGGTCATCAGACCTAACAGCAATGGTAGGCGATACCGGATATATAACATATAATATTTCTGGAAAAACTCTGATTGGTACAAATTTTTCTTTTACTAAAACTCAAACGTTTAGTAAAGCTAAAAACGGGCAAGCAGCCACTTGGTATGACATAGTGAGCAGTACCCCTGTAGTCTACAAAAATTCTCCATCAAACACAGTTACGGGCGCATTTTCTCCTATTAGAGTAGATGGATACAAATACGTTGGTGATACAAAAGCCCTGTATGGTTGGCTAAAAATAACCCCATTTATAAACGGTATCGCCCAAACTCCTGGATACATCTATAACAGCTATAACAGTACTCCTGATAGCACAGACCAAGCTACCTCTTATACAGTAACTCTACATGACAATACCAACCCCAGTGCTACTCCTGTCCAAGTAAACGGTTCCCCAATTTTAGATACACAAGAGTTTAGAGTAGCATTTAAAGGTAATCCTGGCATTGACCCAGTATTTATAGATCTAACAAACGATAATGTAACTATAGCTACGGCTTTTGACGGTAGCGGCGGAAACTATGCTAATGCTAGCAGTAACGTGATATTGACTAGCGGCACTACCAGTGTGCTGTCCTCAGCCACTATTACTATAACACCCAGTACGGGGGTAACATACAACCACACTAGAAACGGTACTACTACCAGTGGATTAACTACCGCGGCTAACTTAGCTCTTGGTACAACAACCCTAAATATAGCAATAACTGCTTTGAGTCAAGATAACGGTACACTGACAGTTGCCGCAACTTTTGGTTCAATAGTATATACTGTTATATTTACTGTATCAAAAGCCAAAGGTGGTGCTAATGGAGAACCAGCAGTAGTTTATGAAGTAGAGTCTAACTCAAGTTTTGCACTTAATCTTAATACATCGTCCATAACTCCGTCTTCAGTACTCTACAGTGCTTGGTCTACCACAGGTACAGCAGCTAGAGCTAGTTTTGGTAATGGAAGTATAGTTGTACAAAGAAGTGCAGACGGCATTACTTGGACTGGTATCAGTACAACCAATGCAGGCAGTGTGTCACTATCAAGCGGTAGTTTGGCAGCTACAGACAGGTTTGTAAGAGCTATATTATACACGGGACCTAATTCTACTGGTACTATAGTAGATCAAGAAACTACTCCTATTGCCATAAGCGGGATTAACGGGGCTAACGGTACCAGCCCCATAATTATAGATCTGTCAAACGACAATGTCTCAGTAGCCACCGCTAATAATGGTACCGGCGGAAGCTACACCAGTGCTAATACCGACGTTACACTGGTTAGCGGTACTTCAAGCGTTTTGTCTTCAGCAACATTTACTATCACTCCTAGCGCAGGAGTAATCTATAGTTATACTAGAAACGGATCGGTAGTTACTGGCCAGACTACAGCTGTAAACCTGGGAGTTAGTACTACTAGTTTAAATATTGCTATTACTGCTTTGAGCGGAGATAGCGGAACCCTTACTGTTGTAGCAACTTATAATGCAGCAACTTATACAGCAATATTTACTGTATCTAAAGCAAAAGCCGGAACAGATGGTTCTCCAGCTACAGTTTATGAAGTAGAGGGCGGCACAAATTTTAACTTTAATATAAATACTGGAGCAATAACACCATCTTCGGTCACGTACAACGCGTATTCAACTACAGGCACATCAGCCAGAACTAGTTTTAGTAGTGGTAGTATTATAATACAAAGAAGTACCGACGGTACTAATTGGACCACTGCAACTACAGTTAATAGTTCCAGTGTTGCTTTTTCTAATGGCAATTTGACCTCTTCTGACAGATTTGTAAGAGCAATATTATACAGCCAACCAAGCGGCGGCGGCAATATTGTGGATATAGAAACTACTCCTATTGCCATAAGCGGTATTAATGGATCTAACGGCACCAGTCCTGTATTCATAGATTTATCAAACGACAATGTCTCGGTAGCTACAGCCAGTGACGGCACCGGCGGAAGTTATACTAGTGCTAATACTGACGTTACATTGTTTAGTGGTACTTTAAGTGTCCTGTCTTCGGCAACATTTACTATCACTCCTAGCGCAGGAGTAATCTATAGTTATACTAGAAACGGATCGGTAGTTACTGGACAGACTACAGCTGTAAACCTGGGAGTTAGTACTACTAGTTTAAATATTGGTATTACTGCCTTGAGTGGAGATAGCGGGACCCTTACTGTTGTAGCAACTTATAATGCAGCAACTTATACAGCAATATTTACTGTATCTAAAGCAAAAGCTGGTACTAACGGTGCTCCTGCTACAGTTTATGAAGTAGAATCTAATGGTTCTTTTGCAGTAAATGTCAATACCAGTACTATAACACCGTCTTCTGTTAGTTATAGCGCATTCTCGACCACAGGTACGTCCGCTAGAACTAGCTATAGTAGCGGAAGTATAGTTCTACAAAGAAGTGGAGACGGTACTAATTGGACCACTGTTAGTACAACTAACGCAGCTAGCGCCAGTCTTAGTAATGGTAGTTTGGCATCTACAGATCGATTTGTAAGAGCTCAACTATACACAAACCCTGGCGGCGGTGGCACTTTAGTAGATGTAGAAACTACTCCTATTTCTGTAAGCGGAACCAATGGAAGTAACGGTAATCCGGGCTCCCCAGGCGGTCCAGGACCTAGAAATGTACAAATTTACTACTATTACACAGTAGGAACAAGTACTGCGCCCAGCGCACCTAGCACCAGTCAGTTAAGTTATAATTTTAGTAATAATACTGCTAGTAGTACCAATGCAAATTGGACAAATACATTTCCGTCTCCTAACGCTGGCCAGAATACACAGTTAAATAAATACTGGGCTATACTTGTTACTTTTAGTGAGAGCACCTATGGCGGCTCACAAAATACTCCTGTTATAGTAGGACCTTTTAATTGGCTTAATTTTGATGGTTTAGTAACTTTTACCAATCTAGCTAATAGAACTAATGCAGCAGGAAATGTAGCCACTTTTATTGATGGCGGCGCAATAACAACAGGTACTATTTCAGTAGATAGTATAAAGTCAGGCACAACCAGTACCGCTTCAGGAAGAGTTTTTGGTTTAGGCGTTAATGCCAACCTTAATGGTCAGTTAGCAAGTATAATCGCAGATGCTCTTTCTCCTGCGCCTACAGGTACAAGCGGGGCCTGCTTTACTTCTAGTGTAGTCAGTGGTTATGGTGCACTGATTGGAGCTACTGAGACTCCTGCTTCAAATGGTGCTTTAGGAGTTTATAACGCTAAAACTACTGCCTACAATACCTTTAATTGCGGAGTTACCATTGGATTAAATGATAGAGTCGCATATGGAAGACGTGTTAATAGTAATTTAAGTAATGTAATTACCGACTTTTCGTTATCTCATACAGATTATGGTGGTTCTTTTGCTTATCATAATGCTGCAGGCACAGCCGGCACTGGGGCGACTAAATATGCAACACTTGCTACTAGTAGCTACAGTGCATATCTTTTTGGTGATGCGTACTGTGTAGGAAGTATATTTGCAACAGGTAATGTGGTAGGATATGCTACTTCCGATAAGAGACATAAAACTAACATTAAAAACATACCAAATTGTTTAAATATAGTAAGTCAAATCAACGGGGTTAGCTATACTTGGACTGATAAATACTATAACGGTCTTCCAGCAGAAGCACATAAACTGGTAAAGAAAAACGAGATTGGTGTTATTGCCCAAGAAGTCCGAGAAGTACTACCAGAAATAGTAAACGAAGACGATGACGGTATGTTGGCCGTTAATTACGAAAGAATAGTGCCTGTTCTAATAGAGGCAATAAAGGAGCTTAAATTGAGAGTAGAAGTTTTGGAAGGCAGACAAAATGGCTAATTACAACGAAACAACCACAATTGGTACCGTTTGGAAAAGAGCTTTTAGATTGTCTATTGAAAACCCGCTGGACAGCAATCAGCAAAAATATATTAAAATTTTTGAAGAAAATGTAGTAGATATTGGTGGTAGGACTCTACGTGAACCCGTGGGAACTATAGATGTTTTTTACAATCCTTCAGAGGTGATAGAACTAAGAGATGTAAACACCGGAGAGTTTAGTTCTAGTAGTGTTTCACAGGCTTATCTATATCAAATATTGTACAGCCTGTACCGCAACAAAGCAATAGAACGGGATAATACTCCAGATGACTTTACCATCTAGTGGTCAGATTGCACTGAGTAATGTAAATGTGGAGCTTGGTTACGGCTCAACGCAATATATTACTTTGAATGATACTTTGGTAAGAAATTTGGCAGCACGTCCAACTGCTGGTTCTATTATAAGTATGCCTTCAGATTTTTGGGGTAAATCTGCAGTAACTACAACCTATTCCCTAACAAGTAGTAGCCCAAATGTTAATGAGGGCAGTAGTGTAACTTTTACTATTGGTGGTACACAAATTACTAACGGCACATACTACTGGACCGTTAGTAATTTTGGCGACTTTGGAGTTGCTGGAGGAAGTGTTGTAGTTACTAATAATTCCGGATCTTTTTCAGTCACACCAACTGCAGATAACCTAACAGAAGGTGCGGAAACTTTTTATGCCTTTTTAAAATCAGGAAGTACTTCAGGACCTATACTAGCCACAAGCAATGTAGTAACAATCAATGATACAAGTCAAACACCTGGTAGTAGCTATACTATATATCCAAGTGTTTCCAGCGTAAATGAAGGCGGTACTGTAACTTTTACTGTTGGTGGCTCAAATATTACTAACGGCACATACTACTGGACAGTTACTAATGCTGGAGATTTCAATACTAGCTCCGGATCTTTTAGTATAAATAGCAATAGCGGATCGTTTTCGGTAACAGCAACTGCTGACTTAACAACAGAAGGTAACGAAAGTTTTACTGCAAGTGTCCGTTCTGGCAGTATTTCCGGACCTGTACTGGTAACAAGTTCCTCTGTTTTAATTAATGATACAAGTCAGACGCCACCACCTGCTACCTACACTATATCACCAAGCGCTTCCAATGTTAATGAGGGCAGCACTCTGACTTTTAATGTAGGCGGCACAAATATTGCTAATGGTACCTATTACTGGACAGTTACTAATGCTGGAGATTTTAATACTAGTTTCGGATCTTTTAGTATAAATAGCAATAGCGGATCGTTTTCGGTAACACCAAACTCTGACCTAACAACAGAAGGTAACGAAAGTTTTACTGCAAGTGTCCGTTCTGGCAGTATTTCTGGACCTGTACTGGTAACAAGTTCCAATATTACAATTAATGATACTAGCGGTAATCCAACTGTGTTTACTCCTTACCCTAATCTTGGAATTCCACCAAATAGTGTAGTACCGGCTTCCAATGCTCGTACTTCACTCAGCAACACTAACAGTTTTGGTATAAGAAACCGTTTAACGTTTATTAAACAAACTACAAATGTACGGGGCACTTTTAGGCAGTCAACTAGTATTTTTAACCAAAATTTTAGTGGAACATTTACCCCCGTTGGAGGTACTCCTTATGGCATCGGCCCCTTGCCTAGCTCGCCGGCAGGCTTTCTAAAATTTACTTTACTTTCCACTAGTGGAACTATTTCAAACAATACTACTCCAACAGCTTGGACACAGATTACAACAACTGGGCCAGAGATATCCGTAAATCGACCAGGCGTCAATAATCCAGCATCTGTAGGAACATCTGAAGCCACTTTTAGAATAGACTATTCTCCTACAGGATCTGATGGGAATATTACAGCGACTACTACTGTAATAATGCGTATGACAATAACTTAATTAATAATTGACAGGAGATTAGTGTGCCAAATTTAAGAATTATTTACCAAAATCAAGTAGATCTATCTACTACTACTATTACATCTTCTAGTAACCAAACCGCATCTACTACAGTAAGTAATCTTAGAACAGACACTAAGAGTTTGGTATGGAGAACTGTACCAACTACATCCTCTGGTACGCAAGTATACGGCAATCTTATAGTAGATTTAGGATCCACAAAAACTGTGGGTGGTGTGGTGTTGGCTTTTACAAACTTAAATAGTAATACTGCTACTATACGTGTTAGAGGATACGCCACTGCACCAATTCATGCAGGTGACTTAGTAAATACCCCCGATGTACTTGGAACCAGTATATACGATACCGGCAACGTTCAGTGTTGTCCTTGGAATTCACTAAGCCTACCTAGTTGGGGAACAAATCCAGTAAATTCTTCAAATTACAGTTATGGTGGTGGAACGTATGCAAGAGTATGGTTTCCTAGTTCTAGCGCCATCGGTGTAAGGTATCTAAGTATACAAATTATAGACAATTATGCTACTAGTGGTGTTGGTAGATTTATAGAAGTGTCTAGGCTTATAATAGGCAGTTACTGGAGTCCAAAATATAATACAAGTTTTGGTATGACTAGTGGAATTAAAGATCTAAGCGAACATATAAGAACAGAGAGCGGTGATTTATTAACAGTAAGAGGTCCGCGATATCAAAGCCTAAGTTTTGATATGAATTGGCTAGATACTAGTGATCGCATAGATATGACAAAAATTTTGTTGGGTAACGGCATGAGCAGGCCGGTGCTGGTAAGTCTATTCCCAGATGAAACTACCACGAGTGGTTTCGAAAGAGAAAGGTCTCATCAAATCTATGGAAAGATTGTAGAAGTACCAGGAATCAGCTATATTCATCCAGACATATATTCTGTCGCTTTAGAGATAGAAGAAGTTTAATATTTATATATAAAATGCCATGCCACAAAGCATGGCATTTTTTTGACTTGAATAGTAATTCCTTTAGTGGTATAATAAACCCAAAATTGGTAATACTACAAATTTTAGGAGCAACCCCAAATGGCAACAACATTATACTTTGTACAAGCTGATACACTACCACAGATAAAATTAACTTTATCTGACGAGATATCGAACTCGCCAAAGGATTTAACAGGAAAACAGGTAAGTCTACACGCCAAACCAGCAACTGGTTCTGGTACAGCATTTTCACGGCCTGCAGTGTGGAACTCAGGAACAGAAACCGCGGATAGAAGTGCAGGAATATGCTATATTAAGTGGCTGGCTGGTGATTTAGACAGGCCCGCTGGCGATTATGTTGCTGAAATAGAAATCTACGATGGTACTGTAAATCCGCCTACGCGCGAAACTATTTATGAAATGTTAAAACTAGTGATCAGAGAAGATATTGCGGATATTTAATCTCGTAATACTTCGGTCATTGTCCTCAGCACTGGGAGGTTGATATATGGCTGAAAGTACAGCTAGCTTAGTTTCCTGTATAAAAGCAAACATCGTTAAAGTTTCACAACTAGCTGCAAATGCCACTATTAATCAACAGAGAACAAAAATATTAAATATAGTTGATACAAGTAAAACTAAAGCAACTATAGTTACTAGTCGAGTCATAGCAAACGTAGAATTATTAGGCAGTAGCAGTGTTGTGTTAATATACTGGTAGGATTAAATTATGTTGCTCACTTTATTTAAAGGTGATGGAGCAGGTCTGGGAGTTGTAAACGGCAACTTATCGGCCACAGAGTCTGGATCAGATGTTGGCGCTATAACGGCTAAACTTTTGGTCAAAGGTTCGAGCATCACCACAGAGACTGGATCAGATACTATAGCTATGATAGTTAAGGTATCTGTTAAAGCCTCAATCAGTGCCACAGAAACTGAATCAGATATTGCAGCTATAACGGGCAAGATACTTGTTGGCGGATCGATTAGTGCCACAGAAACTGAATCAGATATTGCAGCTATAACGGGCAATACAGGTACTAGCGGATCGATTAGTGCCACCGAAACTGAATCAGACATTGCAGTTATAACAGGCAAGATACTTGTTGGCGGATCCATCAGTGCCACAGAAACTGAATCAGATATTGCAGCTATAACGGGCAAGATACTTGTTGGCGGATCCATCAGTGCCACAGAAACTGAATCAGATATTGCAGCTATAACAGGCAAGATACTTGTTGGCGGATCCATCAGTGCCACAGAAACTGAATCAGATATTGCAGCTATAACGGGCAATACAGGTACTAGCGGATCGATTAGTGCCACAGAAACTGAATCAGACATTGCAGCTATAACAGGCAAGATACTTGTTGGCGGATCCATCAGTGCCACAGAAACTGAATCAGATATTGCAGCTATAACGGGCAATACAGGTACTAGCGGATCGATTAGTGCCACCGAAACTGAATCAGACATTGCAGCTATAACAGGCAAGATACTTGTTGGCGGATCCATCAGTGCCACAGAAACTGAACAAGACATTTTTGCTGGGTCTGTTTCAACTGCTCCAGCTATAGAAGTTATTAAACAATATGGAAGAACAGCTGCAACCTATACATTGGGCGTTTTTCTGTATGATGAAAAAATATTAATAACAGCAGAACCGCTGTCTAGTTTAAGTGTTGCTATTACATACGTATCTAAAACTAAGGCATCTTCCATCTATCACCCAGACAAAGCCACTGCTGAAATCATTAGTCCAAACACCGCACTTGACGTATATTTTACTACTACAAAATTATCAGAAATACTTACGTACGGTAAAATTGATTCGGTAGCTGCAGATGGAATATTTCTGCCAGAGCTTGAGAGAATACCTGTAGAAGTGGTACAATTCTCAGACAGCCTGTTTAGAGTAACTTTTAGAGATATTGAAGAAGAGTCAGAGATTTTAGAAATCTATGAAACTTTCTTAGAAAAACCGTTAACAGATACCTATACAACAGAAGATTATCTTGATACACAAACTGACTACTACAGAGATCAAGTAGATTTCACCAGTATATCTTCAGATATACTAATTAATATGTTGTACGATAATTATTTATCTGATCAGTACAGCACTGTAGATCAGTTGTCTAATACTACAGTTAAATCTTTAGAAGATCAGTACAGTATCTCAGATAGTTTTACTTATGTTAATATAACAGGAGTTATTGATCAGTTTGTAACACAAGACTTATTAACTACCGAGTACACTAAAGTTGTAATAGATCAGTACAATATATCAGACATAGTATCAACACAATTAAGTTACTTCAAAGATTTTGCAGATGAATACAATGTATCAGATTTAGTATCTAACAACCCACAAAAAGTAGTAGAAGATAGTTATAGTATAACTGACAATACAATTTATTCGATAGAAAAAATAGTACTCGATCCAGCCAGTATATCTGACAATTTATCACGAATAGTAGATTTTAATCCTAGCATAATAGATCAACTAAATCTTTCTGATAATATTGGTGAAACCCAAATTGACGACGGCACAACCTTTAAATATTCAAAAGACGAAACCGATCAGTATTTTATATCAGACATTCAATACTCTTTAATAACAAAACCTGTAATTGACCAATACAACATTGCAGACCAAGTATTTAGCGATATTGCAAAAATTGTAGCCGATCAGTACAATATTTCAGATAGTCTAAATAGATCGTTAGATTTTTACAGAGATCAAACAGATCAAAGTAATATACTAGATATTCAATATTCTTTGATAGCTAAACAAGAATCAGAAAGTACACAATTTACAGAAAGTAATATTACCAGTGTAAACAAAATAGTTCAAGAGCAAACAAATATTCAAGAAATAGTAGATAAGCAATTAGACAAACTATCTATAGATTATTTTAATATTGGTAGCTCAATATCTACACAAAAAGATTTTTTCAGAGATTTTTCCGAAACCAACAACATATCGGATATAGCAAGACAGCTTGTAAGTAAATCTACACAAGAAGAGTTTAATGTATCAGATACTTATGTGTCCGTCATTAACTTTCTTAGACAGCCTGTTGAAAACCCTGTAATTTCTGATCAACTAGTCTCAACTACTGATTTTCTAAGAAATCCTACAGATGTTGGTAGAATATCTGACAATTTAAACTACATCGCCAATTTTTTCAGAGCACCAGAAGACCCTGTAAATCTATTAGAAATAGTTAATTATAGTGTAGTAAAAGTATTAACAGATACGTACAGCTTGGAAGAAGTAATATCCAATCAAGTAGGTAAGCCACTGACTGATAGTTATCAGATATCTGATATCACTAGCACTGTGGTTGAGTATACTCGAGAATTTTTGGAAGGATTAAATCTAAGTGACGACATTAACGGCGCTGCCACAGACGACGATCAAAATGTTATTTACTTTAAAAACCCTTCTGACGAGTACAATGCCTCCGACGAACTATACAGCAGTATAAATAAAGCCGTACAAGAACAGTATAGTATACTAGACATTATTTTTAGCAGTGTTTTAAAACCAGTACAAGATCAATATAGTGTATCTGATATAGTTTTTACCGAAACTAATTATATTAGGGTGCAAGAAGATATAACAAATGTAGATGATAGCAGATTTTATTCATACAACAAAGTCAATATTGATGAATATAATTTATCAGATACTTTAGTTAATAGCTTAAATAAAGTATCAGTAGATCAGTTTAATATTGCAGAAATAGTACAAACTAACTTTACTAAAACTATAGTTCCAGATATTTTTAGTATATCAGACACAACTTCAGTACAAGCTGATTTTTATAGAAATCCAACAGATCCAACTAATTTGGGCGATCTAGTTGCCAGGTTAGTAGGTAAACCTTTAGAAGAAATAACTAATTTAACAGATATATTATCAGTTACTGTTAACTACTTTAGGTCATTTATTGACGATACTAATATATCCGATTCTCCAATACTAATAGTTAATTACAATCCTGAGTACGATGATTTATTGGTAGGTACAGATTTTACTGAATTTGAAGCTGAATTTTATAGAGAACCTGAAGAACCTTTAAACATAATTGATACTTCACAATATGATCTGTCCAAGCTACTATTAGATGAGTATAATATTAGTGATTTCTATATAAGTACATACAATAAATTTGTAACAGATCAGTCAAATGTATCGGATAACTATACTAGAGTAGTATCGTTTAGTAGAGAGTTTACTGACAATGTAGGTGTTGCCGACAATATTAATAGTGGAAGCTATATAGGTGATACTGGGTATTTTAACTATTCTAAATTTTTAGTAGAGCAAACTACTGTTCAAGAGCTTATAGTAAGTGATATTGACAAACCACTACCTGTGAATCAATATAACATAAATGACGCCATCTCTAATGATATTAGTAAAATCCCAGAAGATCTAACAAATATATCGGACTTAACAGCAATTCAAGCAGAGTTTATTAGAACACCAGAAGATATTAACAATATATCTGAAAGTGCAATTATAGAGTACAGTTCAGAATTGTCAGATAGCTATGTTATATCAGAGGATATAATAAACACTGTTGAAAAGCCATTCTTAGACTACTACTACACAACAGATGTAACTGTATATGTGGTAGACAAAGTTACTGAAGATATCACAGAAATACAAGAAGTAGCAGAAACTCAAGTAGATTTTTACAGGGATCCACTTGATGAAAACAATATTATTGATATTTTTGAAAGTGTATTTGACAAACCAACAGAAGAATCTCTAAACAGTATCGACGTTATATCTTTTGCCACAGACTACTTTAGAGAAGCTTTAGACGACACTAGCTTATCTGACGATACATTAATTATTAACAGTTTTATAAGAGATATTATTGATATCAATACGCTTTCTGACGAACTGTTGTCAGTTATTGATTATATTAGAGAATTCGACGACGTCTTAGACCTACAGGAAATAGTAGAAAATACTGTATTAAAAGAACTAGAAGAAAGTTTTAATCTAGGAGATGAGGCTCTTTTATTAACAGAAGTTAATGTAACGGACAACTATGAGCTCTCGGATACGCTAGACACTGTTATATCATATGATAGAGAGTTATTAGAAGAGTTAAATCTAAGTGATGACATAGACGGCTCAGCCTTAGACGACGATCAAAACTTTAGTTACTTTAAAAATCTATCAGATACTTATAGTTTACTAGACAGTACCCTCAGTTCAGTAGATAAAGGTTTATCAGAGGAGTATTATACTCTATCCGACAATCTTCAATATGATATTAATAAAGCACCTTTAGATTACTACAATATATCAGAAACTTTTGACCGAGCAGCTGAATTCTATAGAGACTACAGCGATCAATTTAATGCAACAGACTTATTAGTATCTGCTACAGACTTCTATAGAAATCCAGAGGAAACAGCATCCTTAACGGATAATACTATCTATAGTACGTTAAAAGTAGTAATTGACTCAAATAACATATCAGAAGATATAGCAAGTAGCATAAATAAACTACTATCAGAACAAACAAATATTTTAGATACTGCTGCTACCAGCTTGTCTTTTATAAGAGATATAAGTGACAACATATTCTTTACAGATGATATAAATGGTTCGTCTGTTGATGATAGTCAAAATTTTACATACTTTAAAAATATTACTGATCGAAATGATGTAGTTGACAGTTTTACAACCAGTACAATTAAAGCTATTCAAGATTCGTACACTTTATTTGAGGACTTACAAACCGCAGTAGAAAAGTCGATATCAGATACATACAGACTATCTGATACTTTATTAACATATGTGGTATCCATCAGAGAGTTTACAGATTCTTACTATATTGCAGAATTAATTAGTGTAGGCAGTAACAAAGTATTTACTGACCAATACACTTTAAGTGATACTACAACTCAAACTGTAAATTATAGCAGACTAGTAACAGATCAATCTAATATATTCGATCAATTTGACAGGCAGGTCAACTATGTACCTAGCCATACAGATCAGTATAGGGTATTAGATAACGTATCCGTAAATGTTGAATTTAATAAATCTTACGAAGACCTATACTCTGCTGTAGATATACTATCCTTGGCTTTAAACAGTGTTACAATTGACCAGTACAATATAAATGATACTATTGCACTATCCTCCAATAAGACAGTACTAGATCTAACCAATATTTCTGATAGCCTTGACACTGCTACATCATTTGCAAGAACTATATTAGATCAGATAAACTTTTCTGACAATATTGGTGGTGCTACAATTAGTGATGGTTCAAATTTCAAGTATTCTAAAAATGAAATTGATCAATATTTTGTACAGGAATTACTAGCGTATCAAGTTAACAAAGTAGTCTCAGATCAATTTAACACTACTGATATAACAGCACTTGATACTAATAAATCCGTTATAGATGTATATTCTGTAACTGATTCTATAAGCAGACAAACTGACTACATCAGAAATATATTAGATCAGCAATATGTGAGCGACACGGTTGATACTCTGTTAGTAGTTATCAGGGAGTTTATCGACTTACCACTCGTTCAAGACATTCCTTTAATTGACTTTAACGTTGGAATTTCCGATAGTTATAATACAGTTGATGAGATATCTAATACTGTTAACAAACGATTAAATGATCAAACTATTACAACAGATAGTTTGAATACTGTATTAAGTTTTGATAGAAACTTTACTGATCAGATAAATACTTCTGATAATCTGAGCGGATCTTCTGTAGACGACAACCAAAATTTCATTTACTTTAAAGATATACAAGATCAAACTAGCACTATAGATTACACGGCTATTAGTACTGTAAATTACCTTTATGACCAACAAGAGGTTGCTGAAGATATATCACTATTTGCTGGCAAAACAATAAGTGATGTTTACGTAGCCAGTGACGTTTTAGAAAGAACAGCCGAGTACTACAGAAGTCTTACAGATCAATTTAGTACTTCAGATACTGTATCTACTCAATCAGCATTTTTTAGATCGCTGTCTGATAACTACAGTTTGTTTGATGTACTAGTAACTGCGACAACATCAGCGCAGGCAGATCAGTTTATAGTAAATGACTCGTCTGAATTTTCTGCATTAAAATCTTTAACAGATCAAGGAAGTTTGTCTGATTCGTTTACCAGAGTTTTAGAGTACAATCAATCCTTAATTGATCAGATAAATTTTTCTGACAATATTGGTGGAGCTACAATTAGTGATGGGTCAAACTTCAAGTATTCAAAAAATGAAACTGATCAATATCTAATATTAGAAATAATATCTAATGATGCAAATAAGGGAGTTTTAGATAGTCAAGATATACTAGATTATCAAGAGCTATTTGTAAATAAAGGACCACTCGATCAAAGTAGTCTATTAGATAATATTTTAATAGATTCAGAATTTGACAGAGTTTTTACTGATCAAGCGGGATCATCCGACAGTATCGGTTTTCAAAATAATTTTTATAGACTTTTTGACGACCAGTACAGTATACTGGATTCTATAACTACTAGTAGCAATAAGCAGTCCTTGGATCAGCTAAATATAGAAGATGGTCAGTACTACACGGTATTTAAAGAATTATTAGATACAAGTATTTTATCTGACGACCTATCTATTGATTCGGAGTTTTACAGAAGTTTACTGGATGTACCTAGAGTAACTCAGCTGATTTCCTTACAAAATAATTTTAATAGAGATTTTGAAGACCAATACACTGTATCAGATTTTGTAAATGTTGTTCCTAACAAAGCAACTATTGAAGAAATAGGTCTTTTAGATACTCAGTATTTTGATATATTAAGAGCACCCACAGATACTCTTAATATAGAAGAATTAACAGAAATATCCTACAACATAGGCTTTTTTGATCAGGTATATGCGTTTGAGAAATTCAGCGAAAAAGATGCGTACGAATTTGAGTTTAATAAAATTAGTGACTACTTGTTCAACGATATTAGTAAAGTTCAAACAGATCAAACCAGCCTGTCTGATTTTGTACTTGCAGATGTCACTTTTGACAGAGAAATTACAGAAACTGCAAGCATAGAAGAGACTATATCCCTGAGACCAAGAATAAGGCTACCAGATTTACTTGTAAGTAAAATATCTTGGGCAATGTATACTCAAGATTATACAGGTGGTTATTTTGCAGAAATGTATCTTGAGGGTACTGGCAGAGAGTATGACGGCACTTATTATAATCTCTACGAGACGTATAAAGATAAGTATAATATTACTGATGTAGCTTCTTTAAGTACACTCTATAATAGGCCGGCTACAGAAAACACAAGTGTATCTGAAGATTTATTTATTGATAACAATGTATCGCCTATAGAAAATCCACTGAACTTTAATGATAATTTATATAATGTTATAACCAAAAACATTTTTGATGAAATTAATCTAAGTGAAAATCTAATAACGCTGGGTACAGGTGACGCATCGCCGGCTGATTCATACGGTATTTCTGACAACCTGTATTATAACACTGAAAAAACTATAGTGGACCAATACAGTATATCAGACTCTATATTGCTTGCTTATATTTCTGGTGTACCACTAGAGGATATTATAAGTTTGACAGATTCCTTGTTTAATACAATAAACAAGAATTTGATAGATCAGCTAAACATAGCTGATGAGATATCAACACAAAGTGATAGCAGTACCACTTCGACAGACAGTTATAATATTGTAGACACTGTTTATCATACAACTGATAAACTATACGAAGATATTACTAATACTACAGATACCTATTACAGCGAAATAGTTAAAAGTATATTAGACCAATTAAATATATCTGATTTTACAACAATAGAAAAATCTGAGAATGCTGCTCCACAGGATAGTTCTAGTATTACAGATACAACATATTGCATTGTAGACAAGAGTATATTAGATCAATATAATATAGTAGATTCTTTATTAATCAACTGTATTTTTGACAGACAGATAGTAGATACTACAAGTGTTACATCTGATGGAATTATTTCCAACCAAAACTATGTTGCCGACTACTTTCAAGAAGGCTATATAGGAACATCATTGACATTTACATAAACAGAAGGGTTTCTATGATTTTAGAAAATTTGAAACTAAGCGGTAAGTTAAACATAGTAATTAAAGACCAAGACGGTTCTGTTAAAGACCAGGTAGAGGTAGATAACTTAGTAGTTACTGCCGGTCTTACTTTTATCGCCAGCCGTATGGGCGGCACAACACAAGCAGTGATGAGCCACATGGGTGTTGGTTCCGGTACAACTGCTGCAGCGGCTGGTCAAACAGACTTGGTATCTATTGTTGGCTCACGCGTAGCATTAACCAGCACAACACCTGGAACTAGTAATATTGTATATGTTGCTAGCTTTGGTGCTGGCGTAAGTACAGGCGCCATTACAGAAGCAGGTATTTTTAATAATGCCACAGCTGGCAGCGGTACTATGTTATGCAGAACTACTTTCGCTGTTATCAATAAAGGTGCTAACGACACCATGACTGTTACTTGGACAGTTAGTTTAGTAGCCGTTTAATATCTCGCATAAAGGACCACCTGCAAAGGTGGTCCTTTTATTGCAAAATATTTAATAAATAACACGAGCAGGATTTATGGCAAATATACTTTATAGAGAAACTACAACGCCTACTTTGCCTTCTTCTACCTCGGCAAAAGGCACACCACTAACCAACCTAGAGCTGGACGCTAATTTTAGATCTCTCAATGATGCAAAATTAGAAGGCATAGTACCTGTTGTTAACGGTGGTACAGGTGTTGTAACAATACCCGCTAATGCAGTAGTTATTGGAGCCGGTACCGATCCAATAACTAGCGTATCTCCGGGTACGGCAGGAAATGTTTTAACAAGCAATGGTACTACGTGGTCGTCGACTGCACCGGGCGGTGTTACTACTGGTAAGGCTATAGCCATGGCTATTGTTTTTGGTTCTTAAGGAGTATCTATGGCTAATCCAAACATTGTAAACGTATCTTCTATATTTGCTAATACCACATATTTAACACCATCAGTAACAACTGCTGTGGTATTGCTGCCTAATGCGGCAGCTTCAAATAAAGTACTAAAAATCAATCAAATAGTAGTAGCTAATACTACTGGTATAGCTGCAAATACCACTGTTAGCATTTACACCAACGGAGCTGTAGCGCAAGGTTCGGCACCAAGTGGTGGTACAGCTTTTTCTATTGTATCAGGCGTACCAGTACCAGGTAGTGCTTCATTAATAGTAGTAGACAAGTCTACAGGTATCTATCTTCAAGAAGGGGTATCTATTGTTGTAACCTCCGGAACCGCAAGCGCCCTAACCTATAGTATATCCTATGAAGATATTAGTTAAGGAACACTATGTCAACAAGATATTTAGGTGCCGCATTAACTTCTAGTTTACAGACCCCTACCACAAATCCCAACAGTGTATGGAACACACGTGAAGAGCTGAGATATATACAAGAAGGTACTTGGGCACCCCTTGTTGTAGACTGTTTATTGGTAGGCGGTGGTGGTGGTGGTGGTGGGCCGGGTACCAACGTAAGTGGTGGTGGTGGTGGCGCTGGTGGATTTTTATTACAAAAATTAATTTTAACACCTGGAGCAATTTATACCATTATAATAGGGGTCGGCGGAGCAGGTGCCCCCGGAACAAATCTTCCAGGATTTAAGGGCGGTAATACTACTATAAGTGGTCCCAAAATCAATCTAGTGGCATACGGCGGTGCTCCTGGAATGATATTTCCAAATGCATACCCAGGCGGCCCTATAGGTGGTAGTGGCAGCGGGGTTAGTGGAAACAGCGGCGGCGGCCACAGTGGTAACGGTCCTGTAGGGTTTGGAACATTTGGACAAGGCTTTGACGGATCACTGGGAACTGGCGTTCTAGGAAGTACTGGTTGTAGTGGCGGAGGAGGCGGAGGTGCTGGAGGTCCTGGAACTATAGCGGCCGGAGGACCGGGTAGATTAAGTTCTATTACTGGAAATCTAGTTGTGTATGCAAGTGGAGGAATTGATACAGTTATATCGGGAGCTGCCAATAGAGGCAATGGAGGCGGCGGTGGCAGCGGCACGCCGGGCGCAAGTGGCGGCAGCGGTATAGCTGTTATAAGAGCACAAGTAACAGCACGTTCTACAACTGGGTCTCCAATAATTACAACTGTGGGATCGTCTACTGTTTATACTTTTACAGGTAGTGGTACAATAACTTTTTAAATTATGAGCAAACAATATCCAGGTGGTTATATAACCAAACTAGCTAGTACTCCAAACATAATATCTGCTCCAGGTATTTGGACCCTAGATCAGGCTGCCCAGTATATATCTGACGATAGTTGGCCAGGACTGCCTTCAGATCCAAATTTTAATAACGTAACACTGTTGTTAAACGGCAACAACATTCAAGGCAGGTCTAACAATTGTTTTATAGACTCCTCGCCTAGTAAAATGGCTTTTACTAGGTCTGGCAATACCACTCAGGGCAGTTTTAATCCACACGGCCCGCTGTGGTCAAACTATTTTGATGGCAATAATTATATCTATTATGATGTAACTACATCAAATGCCCCTGGAACCGATAATTTTTCAGTAGAATGTTTTGTAAATGTTACAAATAATACTGAAAACAGGGGAATTTGCCAGTTCAGTGCCACCAGCACTGGTCTTCAGGGCAGTAGCAGTGCTACCTTGATGATGCAACTATATAATGGTAATTGGTGGTACCATGCTGGTAATGAGAGCAGAGGTCCCTATGGTACTGTAGTGCCAAATAGGTGGTATCACGTTATAATAACAAGATTTAATTCAACAACTTATTTAATTGTAGATGGCACCGCACTACACGCTTTTGGAGATTCTACTAATTACAGTACTGCTCGTTACGTGGCAGTAGGTGGAGGTTATGCGAGTGGGTATTTAGGCAAATGTTACATCAGTAATTTTAGGTATATAAAAGGTTTCGCACCATATATTGGTGTTTCTTATTCCAGACCAACATCACCTCTTACAAATGTTCAGGGAACTCAACTACTAACTTGTAATAGTAATAGAACCATAGATACTAGTCTTAATAACGTACCAGTAACCAGAAGTGGTACTACACTTGTTAAACGGCTAAGCCCATTTAACCCGCCTTCAAAATACGAAACTTCTAACAGTGACATTGGTTGGTCTAATTTTTTTAATATTAACACAGATCATTTGCAGATACCTTATTCATCACAATTTGCTTTTGATACCGGCGACTTTACAGTTGAGTGCTGGGTAAATTTTAATTCCAGAAGCACGACATTTTCACCTATAATAATGTTGGGTACTGGTGTTGATGCCATACCTGTTCAGCGATTAGCATCTTGGGCACTGTATGCAGATAATAGTGCTAATACATTGGTATTTAATAGATATACTCCTACCAATATAGCCGTTAGTTTTTCTTGGACGCCTGTTTTAAATCGTTGGTACCATATAGCAGTGTCTAGAAGCGGCACCAGTTTTAGAGCTTTTATAGATGGTGCACAAATAGGAACTACACAAACATCTACAACTAATTACTCTGCTGTTAATACTTCAGATCCTTTAGTTATTAGTAGATTTATTGCTTCTGGCGGAGTTGTTTATGGCTTTAACGGTTATATTAGCAATGTTAGAGTACTAAAAGGTACCGCTGTATATACCAGTAATTTTTTACCTTCCACAACACCATTAACTGCTATAACCAATACTGCTCTGTTAACCTGTAACAGCAGTACAATTGTAGATAATAGTACGAACAGTTTTTCTATAACCAGAAACGGCCTTATCCCTGTAGAAAAATTTAGTCCTTTTCACAGTTCAATAAATGAAAATACTGTCTTAACTCGCAGTGTTTATTTTAACGGTGCCTCTGTTATAACAGCTAGTAATACTGTAACAAATTTCGGAACAGGAGATTTTACAGTTGAGTGCTGGTTTCGGACTAATGTAATTGATACTAGCAGCGATACAATAATTTCTAATTATAATAATGCTAGTGGGGGTTCTATTGGAGTTTATATAAATAGAGGAACCAGTGGTGGTATACAGGTTTATCAAGGCACAGGTAATACATTGGTATTAAATGCACCAAGTGTTATTACTGCCACTAATACTTGGTATCACATTGCAGTTGCTAGATCAAGTGGGGTATCTAGGTTATTCCTTAATGGTATATTAATGACCACTGCTACAGACACCAGCAATTATGGTATAGACAATTCTGTAGTTGCCATTGGAGGGGCAAGTGTAAATGGCGTTTATGGGAGCTTTTTTCAGGGGCTAATATCTAACCTACGTGTGGTTAAAGGTACTGCTCTATACACAAATTTTACTCCGCCTACTGCACCTCTTACTGCTATTACTAATACTCAGTTGCTAACTTCTCAAAGTAACCGCTTTGTAGACAATAGCAGCAACGCTTTTACGGTCACTAGTACCGGAGATACAAGCGTTCAACCATTTAGCCAATTTGCACCCACAGCATCGTGGAATGCTACTATTAATGGCGGTAGTGCGTACTTTGATGGTAGCGGAGATTACATTTCTGCACCTGCTTCGGGTTTTGCACTACCTGGAGATTTTACGGTAGAAGCATGGGTTTATATTGCCGGTAACAGCCCTCTAGACGGTGCCAGTCAAAGAAGTGCTGTAATAGCATCTACTATGCAAACCAGCAATCCAGTTAGTGGATTTACTTTTTACATTGGTGGTAATTCAGCAATTACTGGCATATTTCTAGCTGCCGAAATGCGTGTAGGTGGAATTGTTACAGGTTATAGTACATCAGTAAGCATACCACAAGGGGTATGGAATCATATTGCTTTTGTAAGAACTGGCACAACATTAACCTATTATTTAAATGGTATAAATGTAGGTTCAAGCTCTGGTGTAAGTCAAAACATACCTGTAAATAATGCACTAACTATAGGTGGACAAACTGTTCCTTCGTATACGCGAGACTTAAATGGATATATATCAAATTTGCGTATAGTAAGCGGTACAGGAGTTTATACTGGTAACTTTACCCCACCCACTGCACTCCTTACTGCTATTACTAATACTAGTCTCCTGCTAAATTTCGCTAATGCAGGCATTTACAACGCAGTGTCTAGCAATGTTATAGAGACTGTAGGCAATGCCCAAGTAAGCACTGTACAAAGCAAGTGGGGTGGGTCGTCTATTGCATTTGACGGATCGGGTGATCGTTTAGTATCTGCTCCTTCCCCTCTTAATGTATTAGACTCTGGCAATTTTACAATTGAATTTTGGTTATACCCAAATAATACTGCATCTGCTTATAGAGCGTTAGTTTCGAGCGAAAATTATCCTTCCACAACTGGCGGATGGACTTTGTATCAAAACGGCACATCAATCGAGTTTTGGATAACAGGATCATTAATACTCGGCTCTGGATCTTTAGCAATAACCGCAAGCACTTGGCAACATCTAGCTCTTTGCCGTGCATCGGGTACATTACGTTTGTTTATAAACGGAACAAGTATTGCCTCTGTGTCAAACAGTACATCATTGACAGGTCGGCAAATTTGGATTGGAGACAATAATTCTAGCGGCGGCGGACTTTATTTTTACAACGGTTACATAGATGACCTGCGCATTACTCATGGAGTTGCCCGTTATATTACAAACTTCACTGCTCCTACACAGGCGTTTTCTAATGTAGCAAGTGGAGATCAATTTCTGTCTAATGTTGTACTGTTATTAGCTGATAACGGCACTAATAGTAGTCAGAACAACACATTTATTGATTCTAGTACTAACAACTTTACAATTACCCGCGTTGGCAACACTACACAGGGCACGTTCTCGCCGTTTAGTCAGACAGGATGGAGCAACTATTTTGACGGGACAGGAGATTATTTGAGTGTTCCAAGTAATTCGGCTATAGTAGTTGGAAGCTCTGATTTTACCGTCGAAGCATGGATCTATTTAACAACAACAGGGCCTTGGACTGGATACATTTTTGGTAAACGAGCGGGTTCAGGCTCTTTGGGAATAATACTCGGTTTTGAAGCAGCAAGTGTTCCTCGTTTATTAGCGTCAGTTGATGGTAGCAATTGGAATGTCCTCATAAACAGTAGTATTTCTGTTACTCCGCAAACGTGGACTCATATAGCGGCTACTCGCAGTGGAAATTCATGGAGACTATTCGTAAATGGTCAACAGGGAGCTACCGCTACAGTCGCAGGAACTGTAGTTGATTCTGGTGCTAACTTGACAATTGGAGCTAATGCTGCTAACGGAACAAGTGTATTTCCCAGGGGGTATATAAGCAATTTTAGATTGGTAAAAGGTACGGCTTTATACACAAGTAGTTTTATACCATCTCAGACACCATTAACCCCATTAACCCCAGTAACAAATACGGCACTATTAACCTGTCAAACAAATGTTATACAGGACAGATCTTCCAATAATTTTTCTATAACCAATAACAATAATGCTGTAATAGATCTCAACAGCCCCTTTACAGAAACGTCTTCAGAAACAGCTTTATTGTCAGAAATTGGCAGTTTATATTTTGATGGTGCCGGAGATAGCCTAATAATACAAGACAACTTAGCTTTAGAGCCTGAAAATAGTAATTTAACTTGGGAAATGTGGATTAATACCACAGTAACAGCACAGTATAGTACATTATTTAGTAGATACGCTTCTAGTTTTGGGGCAGGAAGTTGGACTTTATTATTAAACAACACCGCAAGCGCAGGAAACGTTGCTATGTGGTTTTCAGACTTTAGTGGATCTACGCCATTATTGCTATCTAGTGGAGTCAATGTGTGCGACGCAAGGTGGCACCACATAGCCGTGGTTAGAAACGGCAGTAGTTGGGTCCTTTATGTGGATGGCGTTTCTAGGGCTACTGCTACCTGGTCAGGAACTGTATCTAATATAACACCTCCTGTATTGATAGGAGCAGACTCAGTTAACGGAAGAAATTATATTGGTTATATTTCTAACCTTCGCATAGTAAAAGGTACTGCACTTTACACTGCCAACTTTATTCCGCCAACATCTTCTCTAACCGCAGTTGCAGGTACCTCACTGTTAACTTGTCAAAACAATCTTATAGTAGATAATAGTTCCAATGGTTTTAATATTACTCCAACTAGCAATGTTAGAGCTGATCCATTTAATCCCTTTACATCAAGTACTCTAGTACCCTATAATAAGTTTGCCTCCGGTGGTAGCGCATCTTTTGACGGTACCGGAGATTGGTTAAGCTCATCATTTAATCCTTCATTAAATCTGGGACTTCTTCCATTCACTTTTGAAACTTGGGTTTACCCAAATAGTGTTACTGGAATTGTTGGATTGTATGCGGTTTCTGCTGGTGCTGGTACTGTACCTAAATTTATTGTACATTTAGATGCTGGTACACCAAAAGTACATTATAATGGCCTAACAGGCGGCAGTAATATCTACAACAATGCAACTACTGCTATACCAGTCGGCAGTTGGTCACATATTGCATTTGTTAGAGCACTTGACGGTAAGTGGACTTGGTTTGTCAATGGCATACCTTCTGGAACTGGTACTAACACTACTGATATAACTTTTACTTCGCAGCCATCTTATATAGGGTATGGGGGTGAAGCAACTTTTACTCCACTCAATGGTTATTTGAGTAGTATGAGATTGTTAGCTAATACAACATTGTACACTACTGCATTTATTCCTCCCAGAAGCCCTGTTGTTTCAACAGATCTAAATACGCGACTATCAATGAATTTTACTAATGCGGGCATAGTAGACAGTTCTTGTAATACTAACATAGAAGTGTTTGATGGTGCTCACATAAGTACTGTACAGAGCAGGTGGGGCGGTAGCAGTTTGTATTTTGACAGTAGTTCAGACAGACTCTTATTTTTAAACTCTCCAGAATATTCGTTTGGTACTGGAAATTTTACTATAGAGTTTTGGTTTAATTCTCAAGACATGAGCGGCAGCACTCAAAGGGGATTTTTACAAACTTCACAGGCTGCCGGAGGATTACATGCTAGTTATACGAGTGGCATAGCTATTTATCAAGGTATAAATGGTAGTAATACCCCTACTACTGGTGGAATAGCGGCAAACGTGTTAGGTGCTGTTATTGGTAGCAGTGCTACATTTTCCCCAAATACTTGGCACCATTTAGCCTTGGTAAGATCATCTGGCGTAGTAACGCTGTATGTCAATGGTACTGCAAATGGAAGCAGCGCATCTGCTACTGTTGCTGGAGATTTACCCCACGGTAATTTGGTAATTGGTGGTTATTATAGTGCTAGCTATTTGTATCAAGGATATATAGATGACTTGCGTATTACCCGTGGAGTTGCCCGCTACACTGCGAACTTCACTCCACCTAGTGCACCCCACTACTTGAGGTAAAATAATGGCACATTTTGCTAATTTAGACAACAACAATACAGTAGTTAATGTTATAGTTGTAAATAACGAAGAACTACTAGAGGACGGTATAGAATCAGAAACCAAAGGTATTGCTTTTTGCATGTCTCTGTTTCCAGACACAAACTGGAAACAAACATCTTATAACGGCACATTTCGTAAACATTATGCAAATCCTGGATTTACATATAATAACGAATTAGACGCTTTTATACCCCCTAAACCATATAGTGATTGGATATTGGATACAAAAACGTGTACTTGGGTAGCACCGCTACCCTATCCAGATGACGGTGTATGGTATATATGGAGTACTGAACAAGCAACTTGGGTCACAGTTCAATCGTATTTTCAGGAGTGATCTGTTAAAAATACCCGGCCCACAAAGCTGGGTATTTTTTCGCTTGACCAAAGTTTGCCTTCATGATATAATAGTACCAAAATCACAGAGCACGAAAAACTCGGCTCTATATAATAGAGGAGTGCCCTATGGCTGGTCCAACAAAACTGAATCTTAAAATATATCAGGGCAGTACCTTTCGTGAGACTATTCGTTGGGAAAGTCCTGTAAAGGTTTATGCCCCAATCACCATGGTTAGTAAAAGTGCCCCCATGGTAATAACTGCACAAAATCACGGCTTACCTAATGGGTGGAGATTAAAAATCAGTGGTGTTGGGGGCATGAAAGAAGCTAATACAACGGACTGGGTATACGCTAGTGATGTTACTGCTAATACTGTTGCTATAAACAGCGCTAATTCCTTGGCATATACTACATTTACCAGCGGTGGCGTTTTAGAGTACAATCAGCCAATTGATCTAACAGGATATACTGCACGAATGCAAATCCGGGAAAAGATTACAAGTGAAACTGTACTGGAAACATTGACGACTGAAAACGGTAAAATCTTAATAGATACGTCTCAGAAAACAATCTCTCTGGTGTTAAGTGCCGAAATGACAGCGGCGTATGCATGGAAGTCAGGAGTTTACTCTCTAGAAATGGTAAAAGACGGTGTTGTTACAGGACTTATTTATGGTTCAGTATCTGTGGAACGTGAGGTAACTCGATGAAATTGAGCACAGAATTAAGAAATCAAATGTTGGCGCAATACGAATCTTTTTTAGGTCCAAGTCCTGTTATAGAGATTAGAACAGGAACTGCTCCAGCAACATGCGAAGATACTGCAACAGGCACTAATTTAGTTTCCATAACACTACCAACAGATTGGTTTACTACACCTATTACTGGCACAGTATCGAAACAAGGCACATGGTCAGCAACATCGCAAGCTCAAGGAACAGCCGGCCACTACCGATTCAGATCTAATAGTGGAATAGTGCATGAACAAGGAACCATTACCACAGCTGGTGGTGGGGGAGACTTGGAAATAGATAGTATCAATATAGCGTTAAGTCAAATTGTCCAAATAGTCACTTGGACACGAACACAAGGAGGCCAATAATGGCAGTAGTATATACAACAGCGGTAAAGAACGCCCGCTTGAACGCAGTTACAACCGCCATCGGAACCACTGGTGTTCTAGAAATTGGCACAACCGGTATGGCCTTAGTATTGGCCACCATCAACTTGGGCAATCCAGCCGCTCCTGCTGCAGCGAGTGGTGTATTGACCTTTACCATGCCTCAAAGCGACAACGCAGCTGATGCCACCGGCACAGCAGCTGAGGCCAGAATCCGTACTGCGTCGGGCGGTACTGATGTGGTAACTGGGTTGACAGTGGGCACCAGTGCTACTGACATTGTGTTAGACAATCTCTCAATTGCCACAGGTCAGCAGGTTACCATCAATAGTGCAACTATTACACACGCATAATCATGGCTGATAATCTAGGTTATACCCCCGGCAGCGGGGCAACCGTTGCCACAGAAAATTCTGGAGGGGTCCACCACCAACGCGTGTTGATGGAAACCGCTGTGGAGGGTGTTCCAACCGACGTTTCTGCTGCCTCACCCATGCCTGTTGCGTCAAGTCGCAGCGATGACTTGTTGGTGATGTTGAGCCGCATTGTCAAACTGTTGGAAAGTAATGCAACGGTTGACAGTGCACAACGTCAGCGTGTGGTTGTTGATAGTGGTGCGATTACTGCCTCTATTGCCTCCGCTCAGACCTTGGGAACCGTAACAACGGTTTCATCCGTGACCAACATGGTATCAAATGCAGGTATGGATCGCGAACAGTACATCAACATTGCAAAACAGACGTACAGTCAAGGCATACGTTCTGGTTTAACTTTCCAGTGAGGTAATAAATGCCTGCTTTAACAAAAAATACACTTTCAACTCAAGTCGACCTTCCAACATGGGAGTGGACTCGCTTTGCACCGGCTGTTTCTAGTGCACTGAGTTCTACCTGTGCGCCTGATAACATGGGGTTCCTGCGAACTGAACATGGCAGATACATCTATTATTTAATCTCTGCAACTCAATTTGTTCGATATGATACCTGGACAGATATGTTCCAGGGTTTGACTGCTCCACCCGTAGCTGGTTTTAACGTAAGCACAATGAAGTTTGCGGGAGCATATGGACCCGAGGGAAAGACTATTTCTGCTACTTCAAACACAATTACAGTTCCAGCGATTTCGATGGCGTCCATGCTGGGTTACGACATTGTGATTGTCAGCGGTACAGGTGCAGGACAACGCAGAAAGATTACTGCTGTTGCAGAACCCACAATCCATGACAGCGGTGTGGTTACAGCAATTGCTAACGCAGCTGGTGGTATCACAATAACTGATACTTTGAAAACTTGGGGTTTCAATCAGTGGGCTGGTTATACTCTACGTGTTTCCGGCAACAGTGGTGTTGGTCAGTACCGCCGTATCTTGAGCAATACTGCAACAGTGCTAACCATTGCTGATACTACCCAAATGAACATGCGGTTGAATAACCCTGCAATCTTTGCTCCTACAATTGCGAGCACGGCAGGATCCCAATCTGCATATGTTATTGAATCGCAAGCTTTAACAGTGAACTCACCTTGGACTGTGACACCAGATAGCACATCAGTGTTCCGTATTCAGTCTGGTCAGATCTTGTTGGTATCACCTAACGCAGCAACTGCAACTGCGCCTTTCGTGTTAACACAGCTGTATGATATCTTGACCGATACTTGGTATGTACTACCAACAATGACCAACACCCTGTTGGCTGCTGCCACCGACTTGGCACTAGAGCGTATGAGTGAAAACGCTTCTCTTTGGGAACGAGGTACAGCAACAGGTGGTACAACTACTACGTTGATCGATACTACACAAGGTGTAGATCACGCAGCTTGGAGTGTCAATCAATGGGCCGGTTACTGGGTATACATTGAATCTGGAACAGGTGTCGGTCAGATCCGTCAAGTACTGAGCAACACTGCTACCACTTTGACTTGGGCAACTGCTGGCACAGCTCCTGATGATACTTCTCAATACTTGATTTTGGGCTTTGATGCAGGCACTGCAACAAGCGCTACTTCTACAACCCTAACAGACAGTACAGTAGCTTGGCCTGTAAACCGTTGGTCAAATTACGCTGTGCGTATCTTGTCAGGCACTGGTGCGGGTCAAGTTGTGGCTATTGCAAGCAACACTGCTACAGCCTTGACAATTGTTGGTAACTGGGGAGTAACTCCTGACAGTACGTCTGTGTATGCCATTCAAGGTGACCCAGACAAGTTTTACCTATTTGCCGGTGGTATTGCTGGTACGCCAATCTTAAATTACAGCTCTCAAACCCAAACTTTTGGTCGTCAGCAAGATTGGGGTATTGCCAGAAATGCCGCAGCAACTGTGGGTGGATATCAGCCTGTTGCAATTGCTTCACTTGCTAATGCAACAACCACGGCAACGGTTACAACTGCACATCCTCATCAATTCAAGGTTGGTGAATTAGTTACGGTCCGCGGTGCAACAGACGCAAACTTTAACGTAACCAACGTTGCAATTGCCACTGTACCTTCAGCGACTACGTTTACTTATACAATGGCAGGAACTCCTGCTGCAACTACAATTCCTGGTGCTCAGTCTACTACAACACTCACAGACGGTTCTAAGAGTTGGACAGTTAACCAGTGGGCGGGTTTTACCTGCCACATGTACGCAGCAACTCCAACTGCTGCATCTGGTTCAACTACAGGTCAAGTATTGCGAATTGTAAGTAACACTGCCACAACCTTAACATTTGCTGTAGCAGGTACCGCACCCACAAACGGTATTAGTCGATACTCTATCTGCACTAGTTCAGCAATTGGAGCAACTGACTCTGGTGTTGCAACGGGTACACACAGCACAACAACACTGCAAGATACCAACAAAACTTGGGCTGTAAACATTCATGCCGGTAAGAGAGCTCGTATCTTAACAGGTCCTGGCGGTCCAGCCGAGGCTATTATTAGTAGCAATACAGCTAATACTTTGACATTCTCAGCTGCACTGGGTGCTGCACCTGTGAGCGCTCAAACGGGTTACGCAATCATTGAACCTACTGTAAGAGGTCTTGGTACTACAGCAAATTGGGCGTTTGGTACTAGTGTTCCAGCCCTCCGTGGTCGGTACACGTACATTACTCGTGGCGGTGGTACTGCTGGCTTCGATCGTTGGGACGTTACCACAGATCGTGTTAACTTGATGACCACTTCGCCACTTACAGAAACACTGACGACCGGTACTATGGCAGCGTATGATGGCAGAGATCGCATCTACTTCCACAAAGACAACACTCAACGTGTTTATAGCTTAAACGTAGTAACTGCAAACGTTAATGGTGCTTCAATGTATCCGTATGTTGCTCCTACAGCAATCATTGGCAACCGTATGGAGATTATTACAACAAAAGACGGCTTGAAGTACATCTGGCTCAACCGAGCATCTTTTGCAGAGTGCTTCCGTTGCTTGGCTTTCTGGTAAGGGAGGTTGTATGTTATTACAAGACATTATACAAATCCTTAATAACAGGTTGGAGTCCTTGAAAGCTAAAAAGAACATAGCGATCGCCTCCGGAGAACTGGAACAGGTCTACAATTTAGAACTTGAAATTTCCGAAACAACTTCTACATTAGATCAACTCAAGACATTGATGGTGTAATATATGTTGCTAACCCTGCTCCAATCCGGCGGGGCAGGTCCTGGGTTTGTCTCTGGCAATCTCATAGCTTCAGAAACTGGTTTAGACTCTTGCGTCATAACAGGAGTACTACCAGTTTCTGGTAGTCTGGCCTCCTCAGAGACCGGCAATGATATATCTTCCACAACTGGTAAGTTGACAGTACGTGGTAACTTAAACACTTCAGAAACCGGAAGCGATAGTTTTGCAGGAGCCAGTTCGGCACCTAGCGGTATAACCGGTAGTTTGACAGCCAGCGAGACTGGTACGGACACAGCAGTTTTAACAGCCAAAGCACTGGTTCGTGGCTCACTAGCGGTCAGCGAAACTGGTACGGACACAGCAGTTTTAACAGCCAAAGTACTGGTTCGTGGTTCACTAGCAGTCAGTGAGACTGGGTCTGACGTATCAAGTAGCTCTGGCAAAGTATTGGTAAAAGGTTCTCTGGCTCGTAGTGAGAGTGGAACTGATACTTTTAGTGCTACTAGTACTGCACCAAGTGCCCGAACTGGTACTCTACAAGCCGCAGAAACTGGTACAGATACTACAACAATCGTTGCTAAAAACATAGTACGTGGCTCATTAGCAGTCAGTGAAACTGGTACAGATACCTCTGCCCTAACAGGTAAGTTGGTAACACGTGGTAGCCTGAGTGTTAGTGAAACTGGAACGGATACCTCAACCTCAACGGGTAAGGTGGTCGTAAAAGGCTCACTCAGCCGTAGCGAAAACCCAGACACTACAGCTATTTCCGGCAAGGTATTGGTAAGGGGGTCACTGTCCGGCAGCGAGGGTTCAGACACTGCCCTCTTGGTAGGTAAAGTACTAGTACAAGGAACCACTGGCCTACAGGAAATAGGATTCGATAGTGCTCAAGGCATAGCAAAACTCAGAGTGTTGGGTACCTTGGGCAGCACAGAGTCTGGTTCTGATTCTGCCAATATTATAGCAAAACTAGTTAATAGAGGTAGTTTTGCAAGCAGTGAAACTGGGCTTGATACTGCCGAGGTCGTAGCAAAATTAGTCAACAGGGCTAATTCTTCACAAGTTATTGACTTCTTGTACAGCTCTGCAGCTGCTACTATTGTGAGCGGTAACAGTACCAATGTAATACCAATAACGGGATTTGCTAGTGCGTTAAGAATTGCACTGGCCTTGAAAGGTAATGATACATTTGTACAGAGTATTGACAGTACTACATTTATACAAAATATTGACAGTACTACAGTTATACAAAATATTGACAGTACTACATTTATACAAAATATTGACAGTACTACATTTATTGCTTACTCTGTATCCGATCCTATATTTATTACCTCTGAAGAGGTTGGGATTACTGTTTACGAGTAAGAGGAATATTATATGCTAGAATTTGCAGCTAGTGGATTATTGGGCAGTTTATTTGGCGGATTGTTCCGTTTAGCCCCAGAAATACTGAAGTTTTTTGATCGCAAAGATGACCGCAAACACGAACTGAGTATGTATGGCCTACAAATTGACTTGGAAAAGACAAAAGGTCAGGTCAAGATTGAAGAAAAGTACATAGACTACGGCATTGCCAACACTCAGGCTATTCAGAGTGCTTTTGAGAGTCAGGCCAAAGAGGCTTCCAACAGCTATCGCTGGGTAGCCGCACTGAGTGCTCTAGTCCGGCCAATGGTAACTTATGTACTATTTGGTATGTATGTGACATTTAAGATAATCGTTATCTCTTACGCAATGCAAAACGGTGCCAACTGGATTGACATTGCAAACAAGCACTGGACACCAGACGACTTTGCAATGTTGAACATGATACTCACATTCTGGTTTTTGGGCCGCAGTATTGAAAAGCGTAGTGGGTCATGACCCAAGAAGCCGTCAAACTGTGTACAGATGCCCTCTTACATCCCTTTGAGGGCTATCACAAACGTCTAGCAAATGGTGATTGTGAAAGCTATCCCGACCCAGCCAGTCCACTGGCTCGGGGTAAGTTTTCAAAGGTTGAAGTAGCAAATATGACACCTGACCAGCTGCTCAAAGCTGGGCACCCTTGGACTATTGGTTGGGGCATTACTGGCTCAGACATTGTGCCTGGACTGGTGTGGACGCGCCAGCAGGCAGATGAGCGATTTGAAAGAATGCTAAGCAAATTTGTGAATGGGGCTGTCAGCCTCAGCCCCAACCTGTTAAATGAACCGCCCAGAAGGTTGGCGGCAATCATTAGTTTTTGTTATAACTGTGGCTTAGGTAACTACAGAATTAGCACTCTGCGTAAGAGGGTCAATCAAGGCGACTGGTGGGGTGCTTATCACGAAATACAAAAATGGAATAAAGCGCAAGGTATTGTGTTAAATGGATTAACGCGCCGCCGCCTAGCAGAAGGCAAGTTTCTTCTCTAGGTATTCTTCAACCAACCTTCAAAATCTATGGCAAATTCAAGTGGCAAGAAAGCTCGCAGAGCAGCAAGTGAGGCCCCTAAATCCGAGTTCTTGACGAGAACAGGATTTAAGGAGGTAAAACCACTAAATTATATACAGGAAACGTATTTAAATGCTATAAAAACCAATGAGATTGTCTTTGGTATTGGAAGTGCAGGCACAGGCAAAACCTATGTGGCTGCAAGCTATGCTGCAAGTGAACTCTTTCACCGTCGCGTGGAAAAGATCATTTTAACCAGACCCAACGTAGAAACAGGCAGAGGTTTGGGGTTTTTACCAGGTACACTGGAAGAAAAATACGAACCGTACCTAGATCCCTTTGATCAGGTGTTTCAACGGTCGTTGGGCAGTGGTTTTTACGAGTATGCTTTGAAGAGCAAAGCCATTGAACCACGTCCACTGGGATTTATGAGAGGTGCTACTTTTGATAATGCCATTGTGTTAGTAGATGAGGCTCAGAACGCCACAAAAACCGAGTTCAAAATGTTATTGAGTAGAATCGGTCGGAACACAAAAATGATTATCAGTGGCGATCATGAACAGAGTGATATTGGTAACGACAGTGGCCTAACAGACGCAGTTACCAGACTAGAGGGTATAACCGGCATTGAAGTGGTCCGTTTCTTGGACAGCGACATTGTACGAAGCAAAATGTGTAAAGCCATCATCATGGCATATAAGAATTGAGGAGACCATGGCCAAAGAACTGTGTCCAAATATTAATTTGAGCAACTACTTGGCAGCGGTTCAGTACGCCAACTATGGGGCGGAGACGGTGGTCAGTCTTGGGCCAAAGCTAAGCGAGATCAAATAGTAAGGGCTCGCGAAAACAACTAAGAGGTGATTTATGCCAGATCCAACAAGTTATTTAACTGCTAAGGTCGCATCAATGATAGGCGGACTTTTTGGCGGATTTGCAATCTTAACCTTCATCAGACCTAAAACTATTGGTGAAGCATTTATGAGAGGCGGAATGAGTGTTGGAAGTGCCATAGTATTTGCACAGCCCCTACTAGAAGTGCTTGATTTGTCCAACAATTGGGAAACTCAGATGATGGGTGGGTTCTGTGTAGGCTTTCTATCCTATACAGTATTAGGAATGATAGCGAACTTCTTGCGAAAAAATCAAAACAAAGACATTGTACAAGCTGCAAAAGACGTTAAAGACGTCATAAAATGAAAAAAGCCCCTCAACTTGTGTTGAGGGGCTTTTTTCATTTTTTCTCTGGCTTTTCTGACTTCTCCGGCAGCTGTTCTTTTGCCTGCTCTTGAAGTTTACGAGTCAGTGGATTAGCTACTTTAGCTGGTAATTCTTGTAATCCTGCCAAAATAATATTAGCTTCTTGCTCTGTTACCTTAAATGTTAATTCCATATTTCCTCTTTTATTTTATGGGGCAAGCACCTGTAGTGCAGTCGTCTTGTACGATCTCATCAAAACTGTTGGCATTGTTGATATCAACGGGCAATAGGTTTTGAATGTACTCTTGATAGGTTTGTTCGTCTACTACTTCCTGTGGTAAATAGAGATAGCCTAAGTCTTTGGCAGTCTTTGTAGGGTCACTACGGAATAAGAAGCTTACCCCTACATAGCAATCCCAATTGTTTAATAGCCAGTTCTTAATACCCTCAACTTCGCTTGGATCGTAGCTGATAGTTACCGACGTATTTTGCTGAGTCCAGCTGGTCTGAATCATCTTGTAGCGTTCAAGTTGATGAATGGCACTTTCCAGGTTGACTTCCTTGCCATCTACCTTGTCAAAAGGCACATCATCCCATTTGACTGGAAATGTGACGAGTACGCCACTGGGGTCGGTGGGGTGATTGATCACTTTGTAGTTTGCTGCGCGCAACTTGTCTACTACTGGATCAAACTTTGAGAACTGTACGTTGTTAAAAATGTACTTTCCAAGAGGCTTGTGTACTCCTTCTGTGGTATCCATGATCTTGGATAGGGTTCCACTAGGTTTGATACAAGTAATGTTCTTTGGTCTTGGTAACCCGAGTTCATCGGCCATCCCAACTGCGGCAGCAGTTGCTGTACGCTTAAGATATTCATAGTCATAGCCTGTCATGTCAGGACGTTTTACAATGCCGGTCAGACCTACTCCACACAGGCGTAGGAAGTAGTTGTTCAAATGCCAGCTCTCTTGTAAGATACCATCCTTTAGGTTTACACAAGTCTGGCGATAATTTGCGCGAGCAGCCAGCCTGATAGCTTCATGCATTCCTGCATTGTTGCCTTTAAACTTGCCAATGTCTGTTTCTGTCAAGTTGCAAAAGCTCTTGTTGCCTAATAGAATTTCTACACAAGGATTGCAACCAGCAAACCAAGGAGCACGACGAAGAGCTTCGACTGCATTGATAAAGCCCGGCTCGCTGCCGCCTGCGTCCAACATCAAGTCAAAGATTTGACTGATTTCTTCATATGTAGGCTTTTTGCGGAATACTAAGCTATTATTGCTCTGTTGGCGCTGACTGTTTCCATGCAGCCACCAATCTTTCTTGGCTAGGGCAAATTCTTTCCACTCGGGCTGGTCGTATTCAAAAAGAGCAATTTCAGCACTTCTACGACTAGAGAGTATAGTCCCAAGCCAATTAACAATGTCGAGAATATCCATCCGAGTAAGAAGGCTATCGGCACGACCATTAAGAATACGGGCAATAGCACTATAAGCCACGCTAATCGCTTCGTCGCCACTTGAAATCCATCCATAACCCTTTAGCCTTTCACCAGCAGGTCGTAATTGACTAAAGTCCAACACCAAGGTTTCTGCCGGGTATTTACCCGCAAGCAGCTTGCCAATAGACTTTGCCCAAGCTTCTGCACTATCACCAACTTGAATTGTCCAAGTTTTTGTATCTTGGTCCCAGGTTTCCACATTGTGTTCATTTCCACCCTTTTCAGTTCGTGTACTACGAACAGTTCTGATGTTCTTGATGGGCTTTGAAAAACCGTTCAAGGTGCCTACAACTGGCTTGAACCCAACACCGCAGCCTTGTAGCAACAGCCATAACACGTCTACTACGTCGTATACTGTTTCTACACAGGTAAAGCTACAATTGAATTGACTAGCTTCACGAGTCTTAGCAACGTCTGTACCACCCAACCACAACGTGCGGCCACTGGTCAACACCTTGCGATCCAACATCAACTGTTCTAGATCGTACAGTTCTGCGTATTCCTGATCGCTTAGTTCATCACCTTTTGCTCGAAGCCACAGCCATTCTTGGTGATCAATCACTCGTGCAACTGTTTCTTGCCAGGTTTCAAAGTTTAAACCACTGTCGTCGGTAGGACGGTTATATGTACGCCGGGTTATTACTTGTGCTCTTGTACTTGGTACCATAATGTTCCTTAATTCTTTCCAGTACTGCCAAATCCGCCAGTACCGCGTTGTGTATCATTCCATTCTTCGTCTGACCAGTCGTCTACGTCAGGTTTTACCAATAGGATGGGCACTATTACAAGCTGCACAATTCGATCGCCTTGGTAAATAACAGGGTTAAAATTCTGTCCTCCAGTATACATGAGACTGGCCATAATCTCTCCACGATAGTCCGAATCAATCACGCCTACCGAGTTTGTCATTACGATCCCGCTCTTGCTCAGAGAGCTGCGCGGAATCAACATGCCTACATAACCCTGTGGAATTTTTACACTTACTCCTGTACCAATCAAAACTCTAATATTGAGAGGCATTTCGCAAGTGGATCTGGCCCGCAAGTCTAATCCAGCATCTGTGGGATTGGCTCTGGTGGGCATGCAATCCGGGTTCTGTAATTTAGTTTTCATAAACATTTTTTAGTGTTTGGTTAATGGTTTCACAATTCGTTGGACCCAGTGCTTCGTCACAGAACTCTAATAGGTCCATTAGTTTATAGTTCAACATCAAGTTGTCAGCACCAAACTCGTTAAGGTTTTGTACATATTTATATCGACTAGCAATCGGCAAATTAGCAATGATATCCCAGGTACTGCCATACTGAGATACCAGAGTTTGCGCCTTTTTCGGACCAATTCCGGCGACACCAGGAATGTTATCACCGGAATCGCCAGTAAGGCACTTGATACTAATGTGATCAGCAGGATTGTACTCATAGTGTTCGTTCCAATTCTCTAATGTAATTTCTTTGCGTGTAACGTAGCTGAACCGCATCACGTCTTCACACACCAACAGGTCCCAGTCTCGGTCTGACGAGATCAACACCACCTTGTCTATATCAAACTTTTTGCGGTGTTTGACAATATAGGCCCCAATGTCGTCAGCCTCACATTTGTCAAAACGAAACAGTGGATACTTTGATGAATTCTTGTAGTGATCCATGACACGATTGAACTCTGTGAAAAATCTTTCAAACGCAAGCTGTTCTTCTGGGGTTTGTTGATCAAACTTGTCTTTGCGGTTTTGCTTGTAGCCGGGATAAATACTCTTGCGATAGCTGCTGCTGCCACTGTCACAGGTCAGGATAACTTTGGCGGCTTTGTAGCTTTTGCGAAGGCTGTCTACTGTTCTGACATAGCTGTCGAGAAAGTCCGTATCACCACTATGCTTCCACCTAAAACCCAAGTTGAGACAGTCCACTATGATTGCAGTGTTAGGTTCCAGCTCTTGTACTTTGTTAAATTCAATACTCATGTTGACTCTGTAGTTAATCTGTTATTATACAGCATACGAGACGGTTATTCAAGACACAAATTTTGGTTTTTCTTGAACAATCCAGTCTTCTAGAATCGTTACATAGAACTCAAAACCGTTGCGACTGATGTACAAGAACGGAACGTGTGTTTCTGGTAGGGCCTCAAAAGCACAAAACAACTTACTGCGATCGTGTTTAAAGATGAGCAAGGGCTCGCGGTTTACTTGATCGGCTTGTCGTTTACACTGAGTCCACCACTCAAACAGCTGTGGGTTCTTATCTGTTAAGACTTTACTATTGAGGTGATCTTCTTTGTAGTGTTTACATTCTACGCACCACAGATTTGTAACGCCAGGCAGGTATAGATCACCTTTTAGCATGTGCTTAGGATCCAACGCGCCGCTGCCGGGAGTTCGCTCCCATTTAAGACCTGTCAATTCTCGAAGTTTATCTCTGATAACCGTTTCTGCTCTACTGCCCTTGTCTCTGCTATCAACCATTGTCTATCCTAGAAATGTTATTTTGTTTCATTACTGTAACCTTTTCTAGTAGAGGGTGTTGAAAGCCGTGACTTACTACAAAAGTATTTAGGTACTCTTCTTTGAGTAGTACTTCTACCAGCTTTTCTTTGCCTTCTAAGTCTAGGTTCTCAATGGTTTCGTCCAAGATTAACAGATTGATGCGAGTATTGCTCAAACTCTGCATCAGCTTGCGTATGCCCAACAATGCTGCTGCATTAACTCTGGCTCTTTCACCGCCGCTCAGGGCTAGGATTTCTATATCCTTGCCTTGATCTGTGATAACTACATTCAATTTATCACTGCCTGCAATTCTGAAACCCAACTGGAAACGACCGCCACTCAATTCGCCCAAGTACTCGTTGGTTGTAGACTCTAGGTCTTTTACTAAACACTCTATCTTGTAGGCAACCAGTCCTGTGCTACTAAATGTTTTTACCAAGACCTGTAGAGTAGACAGTTTGTCACTGGCTTCTTCTAGTTCACCTCTGTGTACAGCTAGGCTGGCTTCCATTTCTTCAAGCTGACTTAAAATAACGTCTACTTTGGCATTGTGAGCAATTGCTTTGTTGTTACTATCCGTAATCTTTTTAATCGTGTCTTTGATTTGCTGTATAGAAACTTCTGTAGACTTGATGGTTTGTTCCAGAGTCTTTTTATCTAGTAACTCAGTAGTAATATTGGGATCATACAGAGCATGGTATTCTTCGTATAGCTCTTTGGTTTCGTTTAGCTTTTCCCACTCTTTGACCTCAAGTTCTAGGTTACGAATCAGTGCTTCAAGTTCTTGAACTCTGACACTAGCACTAGCCTTGGAAGACCTTTGCTCTTCTAATAGATCATCTATTTTGTGTTTGTCAATGTCTTGTAGACAAGTAGGACATACACTACCCAACTTACCCATCTTGGAAATAAAACTGTCACAATCTTTGACAGTTTTAGCAAGCTCAATCTTTTCACAAGTATACTCGGGTATTTGACTACCAGGTTTTGCACCAACTGGTTGTAGTACTAAGCTTTCTAACAATTCTTTGTACTTATTGTTTTGTACAATTGCTTTGTTTTTGGCTTCAATGTCTCTGAGGGTATCACGAACAGTCTGACAGACCTCTTCCAACTCTTTTGGTTGATCTGGTACTGGCTGTACTTCTTGTTCTGTCAAATCAGCAGCTCGGTACTTCTTTAGCCAGTCGTCACAACTTGTTATCTTTGCATTTGCTGCTGTAACTGCTTTATCAACACCTGTAGCCAAGCCTTTAAACACATCTCCCAACTCTACATATTTTGTTAGGTTCAATAGGTCAATCAAAAACTTTTTACGATTGCCGTCTGTGGCAGTTAAAAACTCCAGGCTAGCACTACTACTTTGATACACAATCTGACAAAATGTCTTGTGATCGTAGCCAATAAGCTCTTCGATGGTCTTGTAGGTAGCAGTAGAAGTGTGACTACTAATATCTTCGCCGTCGCATGTCAGTTTAACAGTTTGTGTGGCTCCACGAACTGTTTTGACAGTATAAGTTTTACCGTCTTTGTCAAACTCCAGTTCGATAGAGTAGTTTTTTGCCTTGACGTTGCGGTTTAAGATGTCTGCTTTCTTGATGCCTTTAGAATTCTTGTTGTAGACAACCTCTTCTAGGATCAGTGCAATACTACTCTTACCGTGACCATTGCCACCAACAATCTGAGTCAGTGGGGAATTGTCAAAGTTTATCTCGTTATTTTCGCCGTAACTGAAGGGATTGCTCCACTTCATCTTTTTGAGAACAATCATTGACCTTCCTTGAAGTACTTGACTAGTTCATTAAATCCACCCACATAGTAGTTACCCACAAATATTTGTGGAACGCTACGAGCATCTGGCACCAATTCTAATAAGTGCTTTTTAGTCCATGGACCAGACGCATCTAGTTTTCTGACTTCTACTGTATAACCTTTTGATTTTAGCAAAGACACTGCATTGTTGCAAGCAAAACAATTTTCTTGACTGTATACAATTGCATTAGTTAATTCTGTGTTCATGGGTTTTTAATTCCTGCAATGCTTTTTGTATTGAGTCTTCATTTAAGTTCAATACATAGCGTAAGTACTCGCACACTTCTTCACTCAGTGTTAGTTCTGGAGATAAAATAAGTGCTGTATCAGTTTCACGTTTGACAATCTTTTTGTCTATCAAACTGCTGTCTTCTACACCACTCAATTCACTCATGTCGCCTTCTACCTCGTAGACAGTGTGGTGATAGTCTGTGGCAACCATGGCTTCGCCAGCCCTGACTGTTTTACGGATCAGTTGTGGTACCTCTAACTTCTTCCAAACATGCTCCAAAGTATCAGAATCCACAACAATAACGCCGGTGTCGACAAGACCGCGATGAAAACTAGTGGTAACGGGACTACCAGGGTAAAGAATATTACGCTGGCAATTGTCATAACTGTGAAGATCACCGGCGAGAACCAGACTCCAGCGGTCAAAGATTTCCAGAGGTACTTCGGGTTTAACATGTGGTGGTATCTCTCCTCTTACGTGGGTGCACAGTATACGATTGTGTAGGCTAACAAAAGTATTATCTGGATCTTTTTCCCACTCTTTGAGCTTGTTGTATGGTATAATATCTACTACTCCATTACTCCAGTAGTCGTCTACAACAGTCACCAATTCATTGATCTTGTTGGTAGCGCCTTTGAGATTGGTTAAAAAAGTAGTATTACGTTTGACTGCTTCGTGATTGCCGCTGTAGATGTACGTGGGAATGCTGCAGCTGGCCACAAAGTCAAAGTAGACTTCTAGCTCTTCCATGGACGGTAGCTTGTCAAATATGTCACCACCCACAATCATGATATCACACTCTTTTTGAATCTCCCACAGCTGATCCATCAAGACTTCATATCGATTGCGTGCCCATTCAACAGGGACATTTTTCTGGCCAAGCTTAATGTGAATATCTGCTATAAATAGTATCTTCATAACACCTCAGTGAGAAAAGCCCCTAAGAGTTGTAGTTCTTAGGGGCTTTTTAATTAACCTAGTTCTTTGATAGACTCTGGGTCTACACCGTCTTCACCATCACTAGCAGCGCCTGCTACAATCTTTTCGAGAGCGGCTTTTACTTCTTCTGGAGAAGGACGTGGGAACTTTGAATCAATGTTTTCCGCTCCTTCGGCCAAGGCCCTTTCATCTGGTGTCAGTGCACGAACCTTGCACTTCAACACACTTAAATTGTACTCTACATTGAATGGTAGAGGGCCGGTCTTGGTACGCTTGAATACAACATCCCAACCACCATCATAATCAGTCGGGTCGCCCAAATCTTCTGCTGCATTGATGATTTGCTCAAACAGCTTCTTTTTCAGGTTTAGTGCCTTGACCTTGCCGTCTTTGGGATCGATGCAATTGATTGAGTACGCCCAGCTGCACTTCTTGTCAGAGAAGTAGCTCGGTACGTGGTCTACTTCCACATTTGTAAACTTTTCCTTTTCACGATCAAAGGCCAAGCACTCGATAGGGATGTCTTTGTTGTTGGTACCCTTTAGCCAGTACACATATCGTGGTAGGACCCCGCCGATAAGACGAACAGTATTGTCACCGTCTTTGTACTCATAAGCCTCTACAGACTTCTTAACTGCCTTGCCTTTTGTTTCGCCAAATTTTAGAGCCATTGTAAATTTCCTCGTATTTGAATTTGATTAGATTGGTTTCAATAATTAATAATGGATTGTTTTTTATTTTATCTATTAAAAGATCTGGAAAAAATGATCTGTCTAGTGTTATCACACCGTATGTTTTATATAGGAACCAGTCACGACGTCCTGCCAATCGCACGTATTGCGTTCTATAACCAGGGTCAATGTTTTCTAGGTTCAATACTGGATCTGGATTCAGTAAGTAACTGGTGCCTTTTAACGATGTTTTACTAGGTTTATATTTAGATTTAGAGCTAGAGGGGATGCTGCCACGGTGATGATAGGTAAGCAGTGCTAAGAATTTATCGGGGTCACCTGCAGCTTCCCTCTCCAAGACCTCTAAGTTAAAAAATAAAGCCATTATCTGCCTTAAGAAATACTATTATAGCATTTATGATTTATTGTGGCAAGTCAAAATTTATCTTGCCTTACAATCTTTCTACTGTCCAGCCCTTGTCCATGTAAAAACCCAATCGCAGTGCGGCTTGACGTTTTTCTGGTCCACTAGCAAATGCTATGTCTAGTACAATAGGATCTGGTTTATTTGGGTGTAGTCTCATGACTCGCCCAATTATTTGTTCTAAGCTGATGGGATTGGAGGTAGGTACTGCCAATATAACACAACTCAGTCTGTTAATGGAGATTCCTTCTGAGAAGATTTGACGGCTTCCAGCAACACACATTTTTGTTTCACTTTCGAGTTCTTCAATGATGTGTTTGCGTTGTTCATATGTTGTGGAGCCTGTAACAAGCGCGCAAGTTTCTTTTCCAATCTTGTTTCTCACTTTCTCCAAAAACTCAGTTCGGTCAGCCACTATCAACACACTGTGTCCATGGCCTATCTGGATTGCTGCCATGGCTGCTACAAAGTTTTGATAGTCCTCACTGTAGAGTAGATCGTTGATCTTTTCTACCCAGGTTCCATCATTTTTTAAGTGCAGTCCTGTGTTTACAATCTTTACCGTTGGGTTCAGTGTATGACTTTGTGGAGGTCTGTAAATCTTGTCACCAAAGTAGTCACGAAACACAACGTGTTTGCCATCTGTACGTTCCATTGTACCACTTAAAGCAATACGATATCGGCTATACATACCATCTATCAATTGCCCAAAAGTTTCAGCAGGTACGTGGTGAGCTTCGTCTAGTATGATGGTACCAAACTCCTTACTCAAGACTGCTATGTGCTTGATGACAGTTTGAATGTTGCCGATGACAATAAAGTGATCTTCAATATCAAAGTCACCACTGCCAATGATTCCAGGCGTCAAGCCGTAAAGACTTTGTACTTCGCCTATCCACTGATCACGCAAAAAGGTATTGTGAGTGATTACCAGTGTTTTTTGACCAAACTTGCGAGCCAAGTGTAAGGCAGTAAATGTTTTACCCCAACCCACTAGTGCGTTTATGAAACAGGTATCCTCAACCTGATCGTACACTGGTTGTTGACTGTCTCGTAGCTGAAACCGTGGATTTGGGAAGGGTACTTCGTGAGTGACCCTTTTATCTACGATTTCATACTCTGGTGGTATCAGGTCCCATCGACCCTGAGGAATACTCACTATGTCTCGTGGCAGAATCTTGTAGTTTTTAATGGTTTCAATCTTCTTGGTTTTGCCCTTTTGACCAGCTCTGGTTTCGATCCGGTATGTAAGGCTATCTATCAACTGCTTTAGGTGTTCGTGGTTTTTTGGTTTTAAGTATATTCGATTGCTAACAATTGCTTTTGGTTTTTCTGCTGTCATACCATTCTTACTGTGTCGGTCAGTTTGTCTGGATACAGTCCGTATAACAAGTACCCTGTACCCACCAATAACAATCCGGCATATTTACAGTCTTGGTTTGGCGCGTGCAAAACTTTGAATCTGGTTCCAACGCCCTGTACTTCTACAATGGCACCGCCTGTTTTGATAGGAATGATCTGACTGATACTCTTGAACACAAGAGGCACCCTTTTGGTCTTACGGTACTCAAAAACATACCCGGTACTATCAATAAACCAAGTGCCACCCTTGCTTAACTTGATCATGTCGCCTAGAAAAAACACTGCATGTCTCAGCTTTGCCAAGGCCACGCCACTGTTCTTCAATTGCAGCCTTCTCATGGCAAGACTGTTGCCTGGTGTACTGGTATCGTCAACTACTAGGGTCTTGGTTTCTACCTCACCATCTTTGTGGTGAGTTTCGTAGTGGTAATACCAACGTGTGCCTTCACGATTGGGCTTGTCATGACCCAAGTGATAGATTGGAAACTGGATCTGATTAAGCATTTTTAACAAGAATTCCGTTTTCTAGTGTGTAGTGTTCTTCGAACTTGTCAAAGCTGTAGTCTTGGCCCACATCTTGATCTACGCCAATAGGTGATCCCAGGATGCTGCAGCCGCGGTCTTTTTGTGTGTTAAGTTTCAAGATTTCACAGTAAGTTTCTACGTGTTCGTCTTTTACCAGTGCTACAATGCTGTCGTGTACCAACATAAAGATTTTAGCGTCTAAGTTGATGTTATTGCAAAAATCCTGAGTGTCCATCGCCCCCAATAGATTTACGTCTGAGGCTAGGCTTTGTACTTCCGCGTTAATTCCCGAACGTACTTCATGCGCTGCAATTCCTTTGTCCGCTGAGAATACGTTTGGTAGACGCCTTTTACGGCCAAAGAATGAATATGTATACCCATTAGTCTCAATGAATGTCTTTCGCTGATCCAGCCAAGTCTTGAGCTTCTTGAAGCGAGTAAAATACTGGCTAATGTCGTCTTTTGCTTGGGAGATAGGGTAGGATTCTCCAGTTGCTTTCGTAACCGACTGGCTAACCTTTGCTGGGCCCGAACCGTATAATATTCCAAAACTGATTGCTTTCGCACTCTGACGTAGAGAGCCATACTGTTTCTTAACATCTTCTACCTCACATGGTAAGTTGAATACCATTTTAGCAATACTACTGTGAAAGTCTCCGCCACTGGAGAACACACTTTGTAGGTTCTTGTCACCACTCAACACAGCAGCATAATACATCTCTGCTGTTGTCAAGTCCTGACTTACAATCTTGTAACCAGTTGGAGCGACAATACATCCTTTAATGATAGGATCGTCTCGTGGAATTTGCTGAGCATTAAATTTACCACTGCTAGATAAACGCCCGCTTGTGGTAAAGATAAGATTAAAATTGGTACGAATTCGGCTATCACGATCTAACTCCGGTAATATTTTGCTAACATAGCTTGACTGAATCTTAGCAAGCTGGCGTACAGTGAGGATCTGGGCAGGGAGGGGATGCTCTTCACTGAGTTCTTCAAGTACTTCAGCATCGGTTGATAGTGCCCCCGTTTTGGTGAGTTTGCCTGTTGGAGTAAGTCCCACATAGTCAAATAACACTGTTCTAAGCTGTTGAACTGAATTGGGGTTGAAGATCTTGCCACTATCTTTTTCAAATGCTTTAACTTCCTCAAAACTATAAACCTTTTCTTTAGCTTCTAAAATCCACTTGTCCAAGTAACCGCCGGCCGCCTCCAATCGTGGCTTGCTCATGGGAATGCCCACCTCTTCCATGTCCATCAAGAACAAGGTGCCACGGATCAACAGATTTTGGTACACCCAAGTCAGTTTGGGATTCTTTTGGATCAACGGATGGAACTTTTCGTACAATTCTAGGGTCACAGCAGTGTCGATTGAGGCGTACTTGCTGATCACATCAAAGGGAATGAGGTCGTAGGTAAAGTCCTCTTCTAGCAGGCCATACTGCTTGCAGTAACTCTTTTTGAAGTCGTCTAGTTCACTGTCGTAGTCGCCATAGTCGGTGTACTTTAGGGCCAATTGTTTTAAACCGTGACTATCTGTTTCGTCCAGTACATAGTGCATAACCATAGTGTCATGCACTCTGGCTCTGTTGAAGTCGATGCCTAGATGGTAATAGATCATCTTGTAGTCAAACTTCATGTTGTGAAACACAATGCTGTACTTGTCGACGATCCTGTTGATCAAGTCCAGGTGCCGGACGTCTAACACATCTGTCAAGATATATCGACCCTGCTTTTTCTTGTAGCTCAAGCTCAAACCCAACACATAACCATCTCGTGGATACAGTGCAGTTGTTTCCGTGTCTAGTGCAACCACATCTACCGCATTGTCGAACACTTCTTGTAAGTACTCCAGTGCTTCTTCAGAGTCGTTGATGCCCTTAAAGTCGCCAGTTTGACTACTATTTTTGACGTTGCCTGCTGCATACTGCTTGATCTTGTCTGCTGCACGCTCAAAATCTGGCTTACCCTCTGGCTTAAAAATCAGCATGGCTGGGTTGGTAATACATACCCACTTATCGTCAATCAACAATCCAGCATAGTTGGTAACACTGCTGACTTTGGCATACTCTTTTGCAGCCTCTGAGCCTACCAAGATCACTAGGTCAAACGGATCTAACAGACTCCGATCCAAGTCCACATCTTTTTTCAGCAACTTTTGAATTGGTACTGAACTCATGTGAAAAACCTCAAACTCAAAGTCAAAGTACTTTGAGTAGTCATTACGACTAGGTGCTTTATCAACTATTGCTATCTTTTTCACTTATGTATTCCTTGATGCTGTCCACATACTCTTGGCTCAACTCACCTGGGTCACTGTCTTCTTCTAATACAATCTTTTCAGTTATGTACCCACATTCTTGTAACACAGGTTCCAGTTTGTTCATCGCATCCTGTCCTGCTTTATCGCCATCGTACATGAGATATAATTTTACTATGCCCTGAGCTTTCAAACCCAACAGTTTAAGCTCTGGTTCTTTGAACAGAGTGTTTGTTCCAAAGGTACAGCATACGTTGTGCAACCCCTTGTCGTACAGGTTCAGCATGTCAAATATGCCTTCTACTAACACTGCACTGGTATATCGTTCGGGGAACACCTCTGGGTAGATTGGCATTGTTACACCACGAGGATAGTTCAAGTAACGCGGGTTGCCGTCACTCATCATGTGGCGGCCTACGTATACCATGTTTTTACCACGAATGTCACGAATGGGAAACCAGATTCTGTCAGTTAATTCACTGCCACTGTTGACGTAAAAGGAATCGAACTCTTTTAAGGTTTTAACACTGATACCTCGAAAAGACTTTGTCATTGGAACAAAGGCCTCTGGAAACTCCACTCCGTTGAAGTTTAGGTTTAACTCTTTTAACTTTTCTTTTAGTTTTGCCACTTTGATACTAGTAAAATTACCTACTACGCCAAAGTGTTTGAATATGTTTGTTTTAAACCCACAGCTAAAACAATGACTGACTCCAGTGATGCGATCTACTCTGAAACTGGGGTTGCTGTCGTCATGCTCAGGATTGAGACAGCGTATAAGGTAATCCCTGCCACTCACTGTGAAACTGATGTTTTGTTTATTTAGTAGGTCTAGTACGTGGTCCGTCATATATGCGTTTTTCCCAGTTGTATCCTGCTTCGGCCCGTTTAACTACGCGTTCCAACTTTAGTTTAATACCTACAAGTTCTTTGTATTCTCTCAATGAGCCAACGTAGTTTGCAAGACTAAACTTACCCAGAACTATACTCATTAACTCATTGGCTTCTTTTAAGTTTTTAAGTTGCTTTTCTTTGTAGTTCATATGTTCCAAGGAATATCACTGTCGCTGTCGTCTTGCTTTGCTGCTTCTTTCTTTTTCGAAGCTCTCTTGACGGTTTCTTTTTTCTCAGGGGCTTCAATCTCATGAGGGCTGATGCGCAAGCTATCCCAGTTGATTGGTGATGTAAAAGTCATTTCACGACCGCCACGAATCTTTGTGGTAGAGAAGGTGAGTGCACCCTTGTCTTTTTCATGAGCCTCCATTACCAAAGCAATGTCAGCAGCATCAAGAATGCCCTTGGCAAACCGTGCCTCACCACTTGCATCAATCTGATAAGGGCTAACCATAACAAGATCGTATTTTCTACCCAATTCTTTCAACTTTTTAGAGATTACAATCTGTGGCTGCCAATCAAACTGGCTGGCTCCTTCAACTACAATCTGGTTCAAGTAGTCTACTACTGCCACTGTAAACTTGTCACCAAACTTGGCTTTCAATTTACCCAAGTGTAAGTCTAGACTGGTCAGGGTCAGTGCACGGTCATCAATGATAATCATTTGATTGTCAGGCTTCAATCGCTTTTCACGTACTAAAGCCTGCTCAAATTTGATCTTGTCTCGGTGAGCTTTGAAAGCTTCTACCAGGTCATCACTGTCTTGAAACATCGCCGCTCTGGCTTTGACAACCTTTAACAGTTCTTCTTCTGTTAAACGATTTTGTTTCAAGTTTTGATGACTCACATCAGCCAAGATGCTCAAGTTACGTTCGAGCACCTCGTGTGCAATCATTTCAATACTGAAGATAACACTTGTATTACCAGACTCGTACTGGTTAACAGCAATATTGCTGCTGCAAATAGACTTGCCGCTACCTCTCTTACCGCCAATGAGAACGAGCTCCTGCCTTGCAACACCAGCGAGGGTAGCATCGAAAGTATTGTTAAAACCAAGGTGTATACGGTCACGGGCTAGTTCCTCTGCATTCTTGAACAACATAATGTCTGCCATGTTGTAGACGCCCTCTGTGGTGAGAGTCTTGTCATCCAACGTCAACACCATTGCAGCCAGGTTTTCCTTGATTTCCTGTGTGTCGTAGACTGGCAGTTTGTCTATAAACTTATCTAGTAGTTTGATTGTTTCGTTTTGTGTGTATTGGTCTATTAAGGCATTTAAGGCTACTTCAGAACTAATGTCAGGATTGTCGGCCAGTTTGAGCGTGGCCAACGTTCTGAGAGCAGGACCTTCTCGTAATGTGAGTTCTAACTCATCAAAAGAAGGAATTGCACTGTAATTATCGTAGTACTTCTTAACTGCGCTATACAGACTTGAAAAAGCTGGATCCAGAAAGACGAGCTTTAACCTGGACCAAATGTCCAAGCTCCTTTCTGTCAACAACTTGTTTAAGACAATAGCACTACAATCCATTATACTACTCGAGATTCGTTATCGATAATTACTTGATCAATTATTTCTTCTACTTTATACAATACGTCGCTGCGAAGCTTTTTAATGTCTTGCTGATAGTTGTCACCACTATCATACAACAAACTCAACTGTTCATGTGTAGTCAACTGTTGCAGTCCAAAGTAAATCATGTCGTACGCCATTGTACTTTCAGGCGTTACTTCTACTTTGCAAGCCTTGCCATAGTTATGCGTTGCTTGGCGCACCACTTCTTCAACGGTCAGGCTGTCGTTATCATGATACGTTATTGTTACCTTCATGATTCTCCAGTGCAAAAAGGGATAGAGTTTTTAGTCTCTATCCCTTGTATATAAAACTGCTGTGTTTAAGCAGCTACGGCCTTGGCTTCAGCCTTGGCCTTCTTTGCTTGACCGTCATAGTCAGCAACCTTGATGCCACGACGGGTTAGGAGCGTCTTGATGCCACGCTCTGTCTTGTCTGCTGCGGCTGCGATTTCTGCAACAGTCATGGTAACAACCTTGTCACCCAGAGCACTCACGGGATCAACCGTGTTCTGTGCATGGCTTTCACGCTGAGCAGGGATCTTTTCGATCTGACCGTTGCGTGTCAGGCTCAGTGCCTTGCCGCGTACGCTTGCAATGCTCTTGTTCAATGCGACAGCAATGTCTTCGATGAACTTGCCAGCCTGTACCATAGTCACAAACTTGGTTTCTTCGGCCTCGCTGTAGGTACGCGCAGCTTCTACCTTTTCAGCAGGCTTTACTGAACCCGTTAGTTCTAGGGCTAACAGCTTGCCCTGAATTTGCTTGGCAGTGAACTTGCCATCAGCAAAACGCTCTGCGATTTCCTTGTAGGTCAGTGCGCCAGCCTTGCGAGCAACAAATTCCTTCAATGAGTTTGTTTCGCCTTCAGTAAATGCACTGGTCTTTTCCTTGGCCATGGAAGCTACTTCGCGGTCAAGTTGACGTAGCTTGCTTGCCACTGAACGAGTACTGAAATCTAGTTCAGCAGCGGCTTGTTCTACCTTGGCTACGCTAACTGGGCTGGCCGTACCTACAATGCTTAGTAGACGCGCAACAGCCTCATCTGACCACTTCTTTGCTTTTTCTGTCATGTTTATGCTTTCTTTAAAAATTGAGTTAAATTGTCAACGATTGTTATACCGTATTGTTCTGCTTTTTTACGCTTAGAACTGTTGTCATTAGCTTCGTCTACCAAGTAACTCAGTGTTTTTGTAACACTGTCAACTACTTTGTACCCGGCTGTGACCAGTGCTTCACTGGCCTCACTCTTGGTCTTAAACGAAGTCAATTTACCTGTGATACAAACAGTTGGTCCGCTTGTACTGTGGGTAACTTGAACGTTGGAACGGAAAGAGAACGGTAAAAACTCCTTCAATTCCTTGTATTCTGTTTCTAGCCAATCCATCAAATTGCTTGTGGCTTTGTCTCCCAATCCTGCTTGTTTACACTTTTCGTGGTCGATTTCGTCAATGTGGGCCACAGCACCAGCAATCTTGTTGCTGGCTGTGGTTCCAATCAGTGGAATGGAAAAACTACTCAACACTGTTGCCAAGTCAGCACCCCTGGCTTTATCAATCTCACCCAATAGTTTGATGGCCACCTTTGTGCTGCCCAGTGCCTCGACCAATTGATCTTGTTCTAGGTAAAAGATTTCTGTCAAGTCGCTCAGTTGAAGCTTCTCCACAGTTTTAGGGCCAAAACCCTTGATGCCCAGTGTCTTACAAAAGTGTTCTACTTTTGAGTATAACTGAGCACTGCAACCAACATTGCGACAAAACAGTTGGTCGTTGACTTGTTGGAGTGTGTAGTCACAGCAGGGGCAGTTGGTTGGAATGAGGATCTTCATGGCTTTTTAACTATTTAGAACAGTAATTATAGCTTGTTTGATAGCTGTATGCAAGACAAAATTTGTTGTGCCCCAAGGCCTAAAATACACTTGACCTACTCTACCTTGTAGACAATTTCGGGAATGATTTCACCTGCCCTGCGAATCGCCACTCGGTCACCGATGTGTAAGTCTAGGGCTCGGATAAATCCTGGATTGTTTAAAGTGGCACGGCTTACCATGGCATCACCTACTAACACTGGCTCCAAGATTGCGACAGGAGTTACCTTGCCAGTCTTGCCCACACCCCACTCTACATCCAGTAGCACAGTTTCAACGCACTCACCACGAGTCTTTTTGGCATACGCTCCACGAGGATGTTTTGCAGTATAGCCTAACTGTTCAAAAGTCTGGTTACTGTCTACACGAAACACCACACCGTCTGTGGGATAGATGTGGTGTAGGTTGTCGTCAAATACGGTGTTGAAACCCCAGCTCTTCAAACACTTCAAGTCCCAGGTATAGCTTGGTGTCAGGGCTGGAGTGCACTGATAAGCAAAGAACTCCACACTGCGGGTGGAGAACTCCTCCAATGAACCCAGGTTGAGAGCACCTGCTGCATAGTTGCGGCTGTTTTCCACATGGGCTGGGGCACATACTTCGCCTGTGACCTGAAGCACCCCACTCTGGTCGATGGTCTTGGGCACAAGTCGGGCCAGTTTGGGTGTAACATCGCGCCCCTCTTTGCCATCCCCTCGGGTTAGTGCACGCACAAACACTCCGTCTACATACAGAAGGGACACAGCCGCGCCGTCCAGTTTGGGAGTCATTACCACATTGGTATAGTGTTCAAACAGTGGGTTAGGGCGGTCTTCGTCTTCGTACCACTTTTGCAGTGAGTACATGGGGTACAAGTGCCGTTGTACATCGCCATGCTGAACAGCGCCTACTTTGTTGTAGCCACAGCTTTCAGCAAGATTGTCAAACTGTTCGTCTGAAATAATAGGTGTACCATTGTAGTAGTGACGACTGGCATTGTCTAAAAACTCTGTTAGATTGTTCATAGTTCTATTGTAGTGGGTTTGGGCTGAGACTTCAAGTGAGAAATTTTGTTTTCCAAGTGTTGGATAATACTGTCTGCACCCTCTGCTTGACTACACAGCTCCAACAACCCATCTAGTACAGCATAAGTATTTTGAATTGTAGCAGGAATGGATGCACCCTCTTTGGTTGCAATCCACTCACCCTCATAGCTCAAAAAGTACTTTCGTAGGTGTAGGTACTCTACCTCACGAAAGCTGCTGACCGTTAAGCGATACTGGTATCCCTTTTCCATGTTTTCATAGATTAACTTCTCATAAACATCCATGCTATACCTTTACACCCAGTTCTGTCAAGTGCTTTAGTGATGCCAGTTCGCTAGCAGGTTGATAACAATACTGTTGCCAGCGGTCGCTCAATAACCACAAACGATACACGTATTCTTCTGGGTGAGGAAACTCGCCTTCCACCACAGCCATGCTGTCATAGCGTGCACTGTAGACTCGTTCACCCATGTCAAACTTTGTACGAACTGCACCTTCTGGGATCAGTTCGGGTTTGAAGTAATCGTGCGATCTGCTACGGATTGGCACTTCGTACCGGTCTAACACCTGTTTTACAAAAGTGTTAGGCCGGTGGATATTGTTGCTCAAACTGTCGATTGTGTCGCCCTCCAGGTAACCACTGATAATATAGCTGATCTCTTCCGGTGTGGCGGGTGTTCCGCGCTTTTCTTGACGATAGCGACGATCACGCGCCTTCTTTTCTTTGTGCTTTTCGATGAGATTGCCCAATCTGGTGGTATTGTAGGCAATGTTTAAGATCGAGCACGCCTCTTTTTTGGTGATTGGCTTTTCGGCCTCCAACAGTGCAATAACTTTGTCTAGGTTGGAGGGATCCAGCTTTTCATCATCACCGTTTTTAGTCTTCTTAGAGGGCACGATTCATCACCTTTCTTTCACCGTTTTCATCAAAACCACACAATACTTGGGGAACGTCACTCCAGTCGGTCCAGGTGTGCTCTGTTACCCAACCCGGGTTACCATCAGCGCCCATTGTGGACCGGACTTCGCGTTCACGAACTCTGTACTGCAACACACGGTGGCCACTTCCAAAAACCAGCCAGCGAAGTTCAATCATAAATCCTCCAATAACGACTAAAGGCGGCCTGAGCCGCCTTTTAATTAACCAGAGATAACGCCGGTCAGATAGACAGCGGCCTTGCCGGTCAGCTTGTCTAGAATTTCATCGTCTACGGTACCACCCTTGGCAGCAATAGCAGCCTTCAGTGCAGCGATGCTGCTCTCCTTCGAGACACGCTTAGTGCCCTCTGAGCCACCGCTTGGCTTCTTGGTATCGCCACCACTGGCTGCTTCCTTTTTTACATAGACGCCTGCTTGTACCAACACCATACGTACGCCGTTGGGGCTTTGTTCAAAAGTTTCTGCAATATCTTTGATGATTTCGGTACTGGTCTCAGGAGTGGGTTCTGCATCCTTGTATGCCTTGATTACTTGAGCCTTGGTTTCGTCGGTCCATGCCATGATTGTTTTCCTTTAGTGATAAGATTTAGTTGATTTAGGGGAATAGCCACACTGCAAGAGTTCTTCTTCCAGCAGTTTGTCGTACAGGGCTTCGTAACATGCCACAAGCGTGTACAGTGTGTCTGTAGGCACAACACTGGGTGGCAGGTCTTCTGGATTCAGTTTGTCACTGCACAGTTCTTCAATCTTTTCCTTGACTTGTAGGCTCTGTTGAAGCGTTTGAAATAACAGTTTGTTATCCCACACTCTGAACTTGCGGTGTGATTTTGAATTCATTGACATTATTATAAGTGTTTGGGTTGTGTTGTTCAAATGCAAAATTTTTGACCATAACCAATCATACTCACAGCTGTTTAAGAACATTTAGTCCCCAGGATCGTCTAGGGCATTCAGTCCTCTCATACCTTTGGCATCGCCTCAAAAGTTCTAAACCCACCACAGGTTGTCGAGGAACTCGGTAGAGATAGGTATCACCCAGTGAGTCAGGCTGCTGGTTGGGCACTTTGCTCTCAGATGATTGGTTATGGTGCCGCTTGAGGGACTCGAACTCTCGACCTACCGCTTACAAGGCGGTTGCTCTACCAACTGAGCTAAAGCGGCAAGTGGCACGACAGCCCATCCTGTTTTCGTCGTGCGCGGAGGCGGGTTCCTCAAGGGGGTGTACAGGCCCGCCAATACAAGCACTAGTACTTTGAATACAGAGTACCAGTCTTCTTTATCAGTGAAGTGCTAGTATTTTATAAACACACCGGGGACCACGGTGCGCACCGTACGGCCTGACCCGCGGAAGGTGTCTCGAGAATACTCCGCATATATGTATTAAGTGGCGGTGTGCTTATAGAATACTATTTTATTAAGACACCGCACTTACAGAGGTAACGCGTACCACGGCTAGATCTCGCCTCAATGTCTTAATAAAATGCCACATGATTTGTAACAAGGACATGTGGCCAAACCCTGGCTCAGCTAGTTTTTTAGGCTGCTAGAGCGTAAACGCTGTCGTTTGCATTTAAGTTTTTGCTGTTTCGGATTGAGAAACCCCAACCCTACGGCTTTCACATTGCCGGGTTGCCGTCTTCACTATCTCACGCTGTCGAAACCACATCCGGCCCATCAAAAACATATTAGTACACAGTTTTCCCATTTCAGGTTTTAGAGTACCTTATCGGGCTAATATGCTTTTGGTGGACCGGGGCGGGAATGATCCGCCGTCCAACATGCCTTCGATCTGACAGAATTACAACCATATTCTACTACAATCGGGACTCGAACCCGTATGCGACCCGTTCTTCCTGGCCTGTCTACTCTGTATCCGGATTTAGGAGTAAACTATCGGTGTTCCAGTGTAGTCGGCTAAGTAGTGGTACTAGATTTCTTCGGTGACAACACCATCCATCTTGTCTTCAAAAAACTGACGGTACCGGTGGGTTAAATCGTACTGACGTTGCAGTGCTTCAACCTGTGCCAGGAACGTAGAACGGGCTGCTTCATAGGCCAGTGCAAAA